AAAGCTGGGGATTGTGGGGAAAACATATTTATTAAAGTTTTTCTTAATTTTTTAATATTTTTAATGGTGAATGGAAATAGTATATAAATTCCAATATGCATATATTATACAACAACCAATCATGAGGTAGTATCACAAACATGCTGGCATAGCGTATACCTCCTTTATGATTTAATTTTTTACCAACAAGTAATTGGAAATCTCAGTTAAAAATCTTAACAGTCATTTGAGTAAAACGAGTTGTGGTTTTTTGATATCAGTTTCTCCACAACCAACTTCCTTTCAATTTTTTAACAGTAAGCACGTTCCAATTTTCAATTACGATCTTTACTTCATTTCGATATGTCTTGTGGTTGGTTACGTATAATATATGTGTATTGGAGTTTATATAATTCGCTATTAAAAATATGGAGTTTTAGGATTTTTAGGAGTTTTTAGAGTTTTTGGAAATAAAAATGCCTAGAATAGCCCTCAGAGGCTCCAGAATGCCCCGTATTGCATTTTGTTAGTAGAGTCGGTAAATAGTTCCACTTTGCGCTAAAATCGCTCTACGGGCCTGCTAGAGGCCTTAAACGACGTGTTAATATTTTGTCTATTTTTATTATTTTGAGGAGGATTTGACATTGGATTTCGAAAATGTCTTCGAAAATGAGGACGAATTCATGGATGATTTGAGTCAACTTTCTGAAGAAGGACGTGAAATAATCCTCAAACATTATGGGGTAAAACGTCGTTCTGGACGATATCCTTGGGACCCATTATTGCATTTGCCGAAGAATTATAAGTTCATTGAAGAGCGTGATGAACTTAAAAAACGAGGCTTTTCAGACAATGAAATTGCAAAACATATGAGGCTTTCAACAACGGTTTATCGTTCAAAAGTTACTATTGCAAAAGAGGAATTAAAGCAATATAACATGCAACGGATTGCAAAATTGCAGTCTGAGGGTATGATTATTGATGATATCGCCAAGACAATTGGGACCACTGGACAGACGGTTCGTAATTATATTGACGAAATGAATAACCCAAATAAGTCAGCTAGAGCACAACGAGTGCAGACTGAAGCGGTTGCTGATTCCTTAAAAGATGCTGTAAAACGCTCTAAATATGTCGATGTTGGTAAAGGTGTCGAGGTTCAGATGGGTATTTCTAAGGAAAAACTCAAAGCTGGACTAAATGCACTGGTAGAATCAGGCGAATATGAGGTCCATAGCTTGCGGATTGCCCAGGTTACGGATAAAAATAACTCAACTCCTGTTAAAGTATTGACTGAAGCAGGGGTAGAACGCCGTGATATCTATAAAAACATGGATAAAATACGGCCTGTCCAGGAATTTGCCCTTGATGGTGATGCTCGGATGTTCCAACAAATGGAGAGACCTAAGTCAATCGGATGGGATCGTGTACATATTCGATATGCTATCCCTGAAGGACAGAAAGGTCATGGAACAAATGATGATGGATCAACAATGGACGGAGCTATGTTCTTACGCCCAGGTGTAAAAGATCTGAATTTAGGAAAAGCATCATATGCTCAGGTCCGTATTGCTGTAGGAGATACTCATTATCTTAAGGGTATGGCTTTATATGGTACTGAAGAAATGTTTAAAAATGTACCAAAAGGTACGGATATCATATTCAATACCAATAAAACGAAAGATAAGGCCCCTGAGGACGTCCTGAAGCCCCTTAAAAAGAATCCAGAGGGTGGAGCGCCTATCGATGGTCCAAACCCATTTGGAGCCACTGTGAAGCGTCAGAATACGCTTGTTGATTCTAAAGGAAATGTAGTATATAAAAAAGGCGTACTGGATAGAAATGGTAATAAAGTTGCAGAAATAGGTTCGGTTAATATCGTAAATGAGGAAGGTGATTGGGCTAGCTGGTCTAAAACATTATCTTCTCAGTTCTTATCTAAACAACCTACGACTGTTGTTCATGAGCGTCTTAAAGCTACGATAAAACAAATCGATGATGAATATGCTAGCATTCAGAAAGTAAATAACCCAGTAATTAAAAAACAATTATTGGATTCATTTTCATCTGATCTAGAATCTAAGCAGGTACATATGAAAGCGGCAGCTCCTAAAGGATTTCAGGGGCACGTTATCTTACCTGTGCCGGATATGAAAGAGAATGAAATCTATGCGCCTAATTATAAAAATGGAGAGCGTGTAGTTCTTGTTCGATATCCTCATGGTGGTCGATTTGAAATGCCTGAGCTCACTGTAAATAATAACAGTGTTGCTCGTAAAATGATATCTAAGAACAGTCCTGATGCTGTGGGTATCCATCCGAAGGTGGCTGCTAAAATGTCAGGGGCTGACTTTGATGGGGATACAGCATATCTTATTCCAAATAATAAAGGGAAATTTAAGACGGCTAACAGTTTAAAAGAGCTAGCTAATTTTGATCCTAATATGTATCAAGATAAGCCGGGTACTTTTAAACCCATGGATAAGAAATTCCAACAAACAACAATGGGGGTCGTTTCAAACCTCATTACAGATATGACATTGCAAGGTGCACCTACTAGTGAGATTGCCCGTGCCGTTAAACATTCGATGGTAGTTATCGACGCAGAAAAACATAAGTTAAATTATAAACGGTCTGCTGAAGAAAATGGTATCGATGCTTTAATGAAAAGATATATGTCACATATCGATCGTATTAAATATGGGGAGCTAGAAAGATATAACCCTAAGACTAGAAAAATAGATAAGGTTATTGATCCGGCGGTCCTTAAAAAAGATTTGACTCCAGAAAAAGAATGGGTATCCGCTTCAACAATTATATCCCGCCATAAACAAAAGGTTATTACTGACGGGTACCAGGTAGAAATACCGGACCCTAAATCTAGCAGCGGTAAGACAAAAATGGTTTGGCGAAATAAGAAGGAAACATTCGTTGTTAACATGGTAGAGGATGCTAACATATTCTTAGGGCCTAACGCTACAAAGACGGAGCATCATTACGCAGACTATGTCAATGAATTGAAGGCCTATAAAAAGAAGGTGGATGCTGAATCAGCGGGTATTAAGATGCCTGCCCGTGATCCTAAGGCTGCCAAGATCTATGCTGAAGAAGTCTTGTCAATGAAAGACAAAGTTAATGATGTCAAAGTCAATCGTATCAAAGAGAGACAAGCACAACGTATGGCTGAAGTTGCAAGTAAAGCAGAGATTGCTCGACGTTCTGAAGACGAGGTCCTAAAGAAAGAGGACATCTCTAGAATTAAGCAGCAGGCTTTAAACAAGGCTCGTTCTCAAGTGGGATCTGCACGGAACCCTGTTAAGATTACAGATGATGAATGGGATGCTATTCAAGCTAACGCTGTGTCTGGTACATTACTAAAAGAACTGGTGTCCTTTATGGATGACTCCCAACTTAAAGCATTGGCTACACCTAGACCTAACACTGTAATGACAGAGTCTAGAAAGAACAAAGCCAAGGCCCTACTTGCGAATGGTTATACTATCTCTCAAGTTGCTGAAGCTTTAGGGGTTAGTCCTTCAACAATAGGGAAGATTAAAACGGAGTAGTTAAACAGGACTATCAATGGAGATTGTTTAGCTCTACGTTATCGCATAGCCATAGCTAATAGCTATGTGCATCTATCTCATACCAGTTTAATAATCCTGTAAAGAAAGGAGTATGTAATGTTAACAACAGAGGATAATCCATTTGATCCATGGACACAGTATGACCTTTGGCGTGAGTGGGACATTAGTCATGGTTACAACCTTGAGTCTTACATCGCGACACTAATGCCTTTGCTCAACTCTGCATCGATAGAAGACTATGAACATGCTTGGTTTGTTGCTGTTTCATCAATCCTTGAACAAAACATCTTTGGAAACATCATACTTGTTCCAAAACCCTCTGATTATGAGGAGGATGTTACCTTTCTTGATGATGATGAAGATGAAATAAAAATTTGATACCCCCGGGGGGTCTTGATACAGGGCTCCCTCTTTTTGCATCGGGGCTGCTATCAAAAATTCCCCCGTTGCGATTTTTTTCAAAATGGTTTTGGATTCTAACAGGCCGATTATTAAGATCGGTTTCGGGGTAGCTAGTTTACTCCTTTTCTGGCGCACCCTGTTTAGGTGTTTACTTTAGACAGGACTGAAGTGTAACATAAAACTAACTTAAAGTCGGTCTATTCGAGTCCAAAACTTATGAAAAAGATTCGGTATAAATATAAAAGAAAGGAAAAGTACGATGGCTACCAATAAAACTACATATAAAGTTGTGGCACCTGCCGGCGTATTCATTCGTCACACCCCATTTCAAGGTGAAGATAATGTTGTTCGGTTGGCTAAGCACGGTGAACGAATTATTGTTATTGAGGTTGGTGATGAGTGGGTGAAGACTGAGGATGGTTATGTTATGAACCAACCTTATATCATTCAACCTGACACGGTCGCACCAAAAGCTAAAAAGAAAAAGGAAGAGGCTGAATAGTTATGACAAATGAAGTTGCTAATTATGATACTCCTCAACGGGCCTACAAACCTGCACGTTCGCCTGAACAGCGTGAAATGCAAATGATGGCACTTGCGATGGAGCTATCGGAAAAGCGTCTTCAGGAAGGAACTGCTTCGGCTTCAGAAATTGTCTATTGGTTAAACCAGGCAAGTCCAAAGGCTCGTCTTGAACGTAAACAACTTGAACTACAGGCTGAGTTGTTGCAAGCACGGATCGATTTGATTCGTAGTGACCAACAAGCTGAACTTGACTTCAAAGAAGCGCATAAGGCATTCCAAGGATACTCTGGTAAACCAGTTGATGTTATCGAAGGTACGTTCTATGAGCAATAGGCTTACCTACACTGAAATGTCTAAACTTGAGTCTTATACCGAACGACTTGACTATCTTCGTTTGCGTGGAGTACACCACGAAGCGCCACGAGATATTTCTAATCGGTTCTATAAGTCCAGAGCATGGTTACAATGTCGAAAAGAAATTATTCGACGTGACTTGGGGCAAGACTTAGGCGTTAGAGGGCTTTATGTAGACGGCCCTATAACCGTCCATCACATGAACCCTTTAACCAAAGAAGACATTGAAAATTTGACCGAGAATTGTTTCGATCCTGACGGACTTATCACGGTCTCTGATTACACTCATAAACGCATTCACTACGACCAGAAGGAGTATCAAGAGTGGGTGGAGCGTAAACCGGGTGACACTAAATTATGGTAAGGATGGAGTAAATGAATACAATCTATGAGGATGTTCTCAACTTCGTTGGGGTGTTACATGATTCCGATCCAGAGTCCAACAAGGTAGTAAAAACACAAATCGGTACCGCTATAGATAGTGCGCTAGGTATTCTCGTTCAGAATGGGATAGGGCATAATCGTAGCGTTATCTTAGAACCTAATCTAACTTGGGGAGAGTTTTTCTATGGTCACTTAGAAGATTTGGATGAAGGTATTAAACGACGTCTTAAGAATATGTCCTTTGCGAAAACCTTTGTTGGTATAAGCGTCATAATTTCTTATGACCCTCCACAAGCTTCGGTTCTTACAGCATTAAAAGAAGCTCGAGATGAAAATCTGACTCGGGCTCGTTGGGAGGTGGAATATGTCAACAAAGACATCGGATGATATCCTTCTTCATTACGGTCGTAAGGGACAGAAATGGTATCACCATATATTTTCGTCCGTGCGTTCTGGTACAGGTAGACGCAGAAAGGCGAACCAACAAAACACCCCACACTCGCATAAAACGTCTAAACGTAAAAAGCGAGGACCTGTTGATGAACTACAGAGAGAGCGGGAGATTATCGAGTTATATCGTAATCGTGATAAGGTCTCTACAAAAGTTCTAAAAAACAAAATAGCCCGAATCGAGTCTGAACGTAAACTTAAAGAATTAGCAGAAGCTCCTGGTAAAGCTCGGGCAGAAGCCCTTCAAAAGAAACGACAGGCTCGTCTTAAGTTTGTGGGGAAAGTTATTTCTTCAGGTATCGATGTCTATAGCAAGATACCGTCTTCGGTTGCTACTAGAAAGATAGACAAGAATAATAAAGATGCTATCGATAAAGCAATAAAAGATTTCAAACTTAGACAAGAATGGGTAAAAGCATTTAAGGATGTACCGATTACTATGACTAATTTTACACAATCAGTTAATATCCGAGGCGTGGATGTGTATATTCCTGAAACAATTCAAAATCGTTTTATGATTCAGCACTCTGGCCGTAAGGGTATGAAGTGGGGATACCATATCTTCGGGGACCCTAATCGCAGAGCTTTTAACAAAGCCGTTCGTGGAACTCGAAGTATTGTTCGTAAGATGGACAAACAAGTTCGTAAGAAAGGTATGGCTGGTTCAGACCATCTTGCTGAGAGCGAGTCTATCGAATCATTAATGACTAAGCGTGGCCCATACAAACTTAACTACTCTTCAGCAAAACATCTAGTAGCTAAACAGAGCATAGCGAATATTATTCGTAATAACAAACTCTTAGCTACTCGTAAAGGTAACTTTAATGGAGATGATGTTAACGCAGTTGTCGGTGCTGCAGACCATCTTAAATACGGTGAAGGTAAAGTTAAGAAACTTACTTCTCGTGTTGGGGATAGTGCTAGATCACTTAATCGTGAAAGTAAACTCTTGTTTAAAGACGTTAATAAACTTAACCGCGATCATATCAAAGGTAAGGTCTCTGATAAAGAGTATAATGAACGTCTTAAAGATACAGTTTCTAGACAGAAGAAAAACTCTTCGGCTCGTGGTTATGATACTGTGGACTATTCCGGTTCTTATATGAATGAGGCACATAGGAAAGTTTATAAAAAAGGATTGCGTAAAGAGAATATTTATGACGCCTATAACTCAGCTTTAGGTGGCGGAGTTATGGGTGCGGTCTTAGGAGTAAACGCAACGGTGCCAACAACAGGTGGTAATCCTGCGGCTATTGCGGTTGGGACATCTGTTGGTTCAACCGTAGGTGGGTTAAGTGGTTTAGCTTCTTCTATTCGTAATAATCGAAGAAATCAACAAAAAGCGGGGCGTGTTCTACTTGACGATGCTGTAACCGCTAAGTATAAGAATGACCATATTGACCCCAACGTTTCAAAATCAGTAACCTCTACAATCAATACACATGAGTTTACAGAATTTAAAGTTAAAGATCGGGGTCGTGAAACTGTAAGTGGGGTTATAAAGAAATACGATAGACCTTATATTACTCCGTCACAAAAACGGATTTACGGTCTTGTAGCTTCTGAAAAAACTAAGAATTTTGTTACTCACTCTGCGGTAAGTGGTGAAGTTAATGACGATTTTATGAATAGAGGTATAAAAAAAAATATGAATCATTCTGTAACTGGTGGTACACTAAATGGTGTCTATATCCCTTCTAATGAAGAAGTTTTACTACAATACGGTAAAAAAGGTATGAAATGGAAGAAACGTAAAGGTCTTCCTGTTGCTGGTGCCGTTCGTGACGCTATGGATGAAGCAGAATATCGTTCTAATGTTGCTGATAACAATGAACGAACAAATAGTATCCAACGCGATATCGGTACCATTAAAAATAAAATGGCACAATCACTTGGCGCTATTAAAAGCGAAGTTCGTAATGGAAAAACAAAAAATCCAAAAGAGCAACGCTATCTAGACAAATATAGAAGTTTAGTTAAAGAGTATAACGAAGCTTATAAACGTCTAGATGAGGCACGAGGGTCTCGTAAACGCGTCGAAGAAAAACGTTCAACTCAGAAAAAGTATAAGAAATAACACTTTTAAAAAGGAGTAGCAAGTGGTATTTAGCAACACTGCGGTTCCCGTCGAGTACGGTAGATTTCGAGAGGCTGTATTGCGAGGAGAAATTCCTGTAAACCGTGAGATCTCGATGCAAATGAATCGGATCGATGCGGATATCGCTAATCCAAATTATTATTACGACAGCGATGCTATTAAAGGTTTTATCGATTTCTGTGAGAATGAGATGACTCTTGTTGATGGTAGTCCGTTAACGTTACTACCGTCTTTCCGACTCTGGGCCGAAGATCTACTTGCTTGGTTCGAAATCAAGGAAGAAAAGGTTTATGACCCAAAGACCGGAAAATTCAAAATAGTTCGACAAAAGCGCAGATTACGCAACAAACAGTATTTGATTGTGGCTCGTGGTAATGCTAAATCATTGTATGCTACTTTACACCATGCCTATGGTTTAGTTATTGATACGAACTCAACACAACAGGTAACAACTGCTCCGACTATGGCACAAGCAGAAGAGGTACTTTATCCTTTTGCTACTGCTATAACTCGTGCGGCTAGTGCAACAGAAGGGTTTCCTTTATTTAGGGTTCTTACCAAGGGTTCCAATAAAGCACGAACTCAGAAGTCACAAGCTCAGTTGGCGATTACCAAAGAAGGTATTATTAATCGATTGACTAACTCTCTTTTAGAGGTTAAACCTATGTCGGTTAAGAAACTTCAAGGTTCTCGTGCCAAGTATGCGACAGTCGATGAGTGGTTATCTGGTGACATCAAAGAGGATGTTATCGGTGCCCTAGAGCAATCTGCCTCAAAAGATGGTATTGACGACTATATTATTCTAGCGGTATCCTCTGAAGGTACAGTTCGTGACTCAGTGGGTGATTCAATCAAGAAGGAGCTGCTAGATATCTTGCGTGGTCAATATGAAGACCCACATACATCTATTTGGTATTATCGACTTGATGATATCTCTGAGGTAGGGAATCCCGATATGTGGATGAAAGCGTGTCCTAATATCGGTATCACTGTTTCTTATGAAGCTTACCAACGTGACGTTCGACGGGCAGAATTCTCTCCTGCGAACAGAAACGACATCTTGGCTAAGCGGTTCGGCATACCCGTCGAGGGTACAACATACTTCTTTACTTTCGAGGAAACAGAACTTCATCGAAGGCAGAACTTTAGGCGTATGGAAGTCTCAATGGGTATGGATGCTTCTCAAGGGGATGACTTTTGGGCGTTCACTTGGATTATACCTCTTGGTAGAGGTAGATATGGTGTACAAACAAGGTCATATGTTTCAGAAGTCAAATACTTACGCCTTAACTCCGCCGCGCAACAAAAATACGATCAACTCCAAGCGGAAGGCACCCTAATCATATTACCTGGTAACTATCTTGATTGGGAACAGGTTTATGACGATGTCGAACGCTATATAGAAGAGATGGAATGGAGTGTTATCTCATTTGGATATGACCCATATAACGCTTCAGAGTTTGTTGATAGATGGTGTATGGAGAATGGCGATATTGGTGTTGAAGTTGTTCGTCAAGGGGTTCGTACAGAATCGGTTCCTTTGGGTGAAATAAAAAACATGGCAACATCACGTGATCTCATCTTCTTTGAAGAGCTTATGAAATACGCAATGGGTAACGCTGTCGTTATTCAAGATAATAATGGTAACTACAAGCTTTCTAAGATGCGTAGCAATGAGAAAATTGATAACGTTGCTGCGTTAATGGATGCTTGGGTTGCATATAAACGTAATAAGGAGGCATTCTTGTAGGATGGTAAATAACCCCTTAGGATCATGGAACGCATTCATGTCGACTAGAAATGGTCTCGATTATGATCAGTCATTAGTTTCCGGCTCTGGTTGGGGACGCCCGACAAGTGCGCTTCGTGGTTATACTTTTAAACGTCAAGATCTGGTCAATAGTATAATTTCTATGATCGCTCTTGATGTCGCAATGGTTGATTTCAAACATTTGAAAATCAATTCAGAAGACGGTAATCAGACTCCGGTAGACTCAGGCCTGATCGATTGTCTTACTTTATCTGCTAATATTGACCAAACAGGTAGGGCTTTTATCTACGATTTAGCTTGGTCCTTATTAGAAGAAGGTGTAGTAGCAATTGTCCCCGTCGATACAACAACTAAACCAAATGATGAGGGTTCGTATGATATCTTATCTATGCGTGTCGGTAAGATTATCCAATGGTATCCAAGAGCCGTACGTGTCAGAGTCTATAATGATCAAAATGGTTTGGAACAGGACTTAACTTTATCTAAGCAGTCCGTTGTAATCTTGGAATCGCCTTTGATTGGTTTACTTAAGGAACAAAATTCAACACTTCGTTTAATCGAACAGAAGATGGACCTTATGTATTCACAAGATAAGGCTATCGTAGCAGGGCGTTTGAATGGATTTATCCAAGTTCCATATGCTACAAAAAGTGAGTATCGTAGAGCTATTGCTCAAGAACGTAAGAAACAATTAGAAGATGAGCTTGCTAATAGTCAGTTCGGTATTGCCACACTTGATGCAAATGAAAAGTTTGTTCATACCGGTGGGAATATCATGAATAATTTGGTTGACGACTTACGTAAGTTGCAACAAGATTATTATAACCAAGTAGGGATCTCATCTAAGATTCTTGATGGTACGGCAGGGCAGGCTGAACTAAATCTATATTATCATCGAGCGGTCGATCCTGTATTGCAGACGATTGTTGATGGTATTAATAGAACGTTTCTTACAAAGACCGCACGTACTCAAGGTCAGGTAATACAATATTATCGTGACCCATTCCGTATGCTACCAGTAGAGCAACTTGGTACTGCGGCAGATCTCTTTGCTCGGAATGCTATATTTACTTCGAATGAAATCCGTGCAATGTTAGGTCGAGCTCCGCACCCTAGCCGTATCGCAGATATGCTCTTTAATAAGAACATTTCTACAGGTATGGACTTGATGGGTATGGGAGGTTTAGATGGTACAACCCAAGGGTATCCTGAAATCTATAGCGACGGCCAAGGTGGGTACGTCGATGCAGACGGCAATCCTGTAGATGAATACGGGAATCCTTTGGATGTATAAAAATTTTTATGGAGGAAAAGTAGTTGCGAAATAAGCCCGATTTCGCCGGATGGGTAACCAAAAACGACATTCGTTGTAGTGACGGCGTTACAATTCGGCATGACGCGTTTCGACAAAACAACGGTGCTCAGGTTCCGATTGTTTGGCAACACGATTACTCTAGTCCCTCAAATGTGTTGGGGTATATGGTTCTTCAGCATCGTGACCAGGGTGTTTATGGATACGGTTATCTTAATGATACCGACCATGCTCATGATACACGGGTTCTATTAAAACATGGCGACGTTAACGCTATGTCAATTGGAGCTCGCGGTATTCGTAAGAATGGTAATGATGTAATTCATGGAGAAATCTATGAAGTAAGTCTTGTTCTTAAAGGAGCGAATCCTGGTGCATTGATCGAACATGTCATGCTCCATAGCGCTTATGGGACTGAAGAGTATGAAAGCGACCGTGGTATCATTCATACTGGTATCACTCAGGATCTTCTTCATTCAGATATGTCTGAAGAAGTAGAGGATGAAAAGGAGGGACGGATGTCTCGTACATATGAAGAGTTGTTAGAAACTCTATCCGATGAAGAGGTTGAAACTCTAATCGGCGGTGTTCTAGCTGACGTAGACGCTGCACTCGAAGCAGAGGAAGCAGCCGAAGACGAAGAAACTCAAAATGAGTTAGAAATTAACGGTTTGGACGAAGCAGTTGAAACCGATGATGTTGAATCCGGTTCTGATGAGTCGGACAATGATGGATCAGATGGTGAATCAGACGGCGGAGACGCAGTTGCACATTCTATTTTTGAAGGAGAAGAAGTTTTGAAACATAACCAATTCCAAGGGACTACTCAAGGCGGAGTAACAGAAAAGGAACTTGACACATTACTACAAAGCGCTATCCAAGGTAATGCTACATCATTTGCTGGTGTATTGCGCGCTAACGATATTCTCGGTGAAGACTCACTTCAACACGGTTTGGTAGGTATGGAAACATTGTTCCCACAACCTGCTACTGATGGCGGTATTAACGTATACAATCCAGGATCTCTTAACATTGATAAGATCATGGGGCAATTCGGTAAATCACCACTTCCTCGTGTTAAGAATATGTTTGCTAACCTTACAGAAGACGAAGCTCGTGCTCGTGGATATATTAAAGGTAACCAAACTCTTGACTCTATCGAAGAAGTTTACTTCCGTGAAACTACTCCAGGTTCAGTTCACCGTCGTGAAACAATCGATCATGATGATTTGATCGACTTGCAAGATGGCGGATTTGCTGCAGTTAACTTTATCCAACAAGTTCAAATGGCTAAGTTCAAAGAAGAAATCGTTAAAGCTGCTTTCTTGTCTGACGGACGTCCATTGACACTTTCTGACGGTAAACGTAACCCTGAAAAGATTAGCGAAAAACATATTCGCCCTATCATCAAAGATGATCCATTGTTCACAATTAAAGTAACTGCTGCTTCATTTGAAACTGCTGTTGACGAAGTAATCAGTAAAGCATTCCCTGCATACCAAGGTTCTGGTAAACCATGTCTTTATATCAACCCATTCGACTTGGCTAAGTTGAAGACACTTAAAGATAAGAACGGTCGCTACTTGTATGCTCCATCTATGGACAATAACCAAGTACCAGGTAATGCTAACATTGCAGCATACTTCATGTGTGATGAAGTTATTGAATACCGTGCGCTTCCTCAAGGAACATTTATCATCGGTAACCTTGTAGACTATCAATTCGGTATGTCTAAGAATGGCGATATTGCTACATTCGATAGCTTTGATATTGACTTCATGCAACATAAATACTTGATGCATGCTCGTATGTCTGGTGCTATCCGTACGCCTAAGTCATTCATCGTCGTTACTGTAACAGATAAGGCTGCTGCTGATGAAACTGCTACTAAGTTCGATTCTACAGGTCTTAAGACTAAACCAACTTGGACTGTACAAACAGACCCAACTGAAGTTAAAGGTGTAGGTGCTAAAGCCGTAGACTACGACGCAACAGTTAATGGTATCGCTATGACGGAAGAAGAGAAGAAACTCGGTGATGTAGAAATTTCTCCAAAACCAAAGAAACCTAAAAAAGCTGAATAGCCTTGGAAGGTAGGAAGGTAACGAAATGACAAAAGCTGGAATTAGACTTATCTTCCGTTCCAAAGAGACAGAAGAAGTCGAAGTAGGGGAATATCGGTATACTTATACCGTGTCCCCTTTATTAATTGCTCGTATATCCACAAAATCCTTTAGTTTAGAAGACGACAATTCAATTAACCAGAATGTTAAGTCTAAACTTAAGTTCGATGTTCTTTTACCAAATGATGCGTCGGATAGGGTGAACCGGATTAGTCATATTCTATATATGGGGACTTTTTATAAAGTCGGATCTATTCGTCCTTATCCTCCTCGTGTCGCTTTGACTGTTGAAGATATTGAATTATCTGAACTCAAGTCGGAGCTAGAACAAAGAGTTGGGGAAGCTACTCGAAAATCTCAAAATGATTTAAAAATTGACGCTTTTGACTATTTAGGTGTCCATATGGACGGCGATGAAAAAGAGCTGACCAAAGGGTCTCTTATTGTTAAAGACGGTATTATTAAATTATGGGACGGTAGCCGTTTAATCCCTCTTTTAGAATATATTAATTCTACTCTATCGGAAACTCATGAAGATGTAGCGAGGGAGTAGATATGAAATCTAAGAGCGATTTTCTTGAGCTACTTAAGAAAGAGATATGCCCTAATATATATTTCACACCACCCGAAGATCAGGTATTGAAATATCCTGCATGTGTAGTGGTACGAGAGGATTTCAATCTTCGAAAGGCTAATAATAAACCATATATGACTAGCATGGGTTATAAGGTAACTTATATGTCCCGAGATAGTTCAGATGATATATTTACTAAATTCATGTCTTTATTTAGATTTGTGTCTTTTCGTGCAGAATATAAAGTTAGTGGGTTATATCATAAGGTATTTGTGATATATGAGTAGAAAGGAATAATAATTTGGCTACGGTTGAAGAAGTAATTAATTATGCCCGATCTTTAGCGGATCAGGGGGTTGGTACTGACGCAGATGGTGCCTATGGTACACAATGCGTAGACTTACCAAATAGCATCTCCCAAATTTATTTCGGTAAAATTCTATGGGGTAATGCTATTGACCTATTAGACTCCGCTGCAAGTTTAGGGTATGAAGTTGTATACGATGCTGTGGGGGTAAACCCTAGAGCTGGTGCAATCTTTGTTATGGATACGACTTACTTGTACGGTCATGCTTATGGTCATACAGGTCTTGTTATCGAAGACTCAGATGGGTATACGATCAAAACTATCGAGCAGAACATTGATGGAAATGCTGATTCATTATACATTGGTGGTCCTGCACGATACAATGAACGTAACTTTGATGGTATGGTTGGATGGTTCTATCCTCCATATACCGGTCTTCCACAAGGTGATCCTGTCATCGCACCGCAACCAGAGACTCCTGAAGACGAGGTTGTCGTAAACGAAGAAACTGCGAAATTCACGGTAATGGTAGCTGGACTTAATGTCCGTACGGCTCCACATCTTACTGCTGAGATCGTAGAAGTTTACACACCAGGACAAACATTTATCTACGATCAGTGGATGGATGCTGATGGATATCGTTGGTTGTCTTATATCGGTGCAACTAGTGGTAAGCGACGTTATGTTGCTTGTGGTAATGTTGAGAATGGCGATCGTATCAATGCGTTCGGAGAATTCTCAGAAGCTTAATTATTTGGAGGAAAATATTAAATGACAAAATTGGTTTGGGATGAAGATACTAAACGACTTTATGAATTCGGTGTCGATAATGGTGTTCTTTTCCTTAAGAAAAGTGATGGTAGTTACGAAAACGGTGTTGCTTGGGATGGTTTGACTAAAGTTTCAGAATCACCTGAAGGTGCTGAATCTACAGCTAAATACGCAAACAACAAGAAATATCTTAACCTTCGTTCAGAAGAACGCTTTAAAGGACAAATTTCAGCGTTCACATATCCACAAGAATGGAACAAATGTCAAGGTAAACGCAGTCCAATTACAAATGGAGTTGGTGGTAAGAAAGAACTTGCTGGTGTAACTGTTTCAGGTCAAGCTCGTTCCGATTTCGGTCTTTCTTATCGTACTCGTATCGGTAATGACACAGAAGGTTTGGATCATGGTTATATTCTCCACCTTGTATATTCTGCATCAGCGGGGGTATCAAGTAAAGAATATCAAACTGTAAACGAAAGCCCAGACGCACTTGAGTTCTCTTGGGACTTTGATACAGTACCAACTCCAGTTGCGGGTATGAAACCAACAGCCCATATCGAGATCAACAGCACTTTGGTTGATAAAGATAAATTGGCTGAACTTGAGAAGAAACTCTATGGAGCTTCTGATTCTGAACCAACTCTTCCAAAACCAGAAGAAGTATTCACTCTTCTCGGTCTTGTTGCAGGGTAAGTTCAAAAAAATTCAAAATGAAATAATAATCTACATTAAAGGAGTATAGAAACATGATTTCAAAAACAGTAAAGTATGATAACTTATTAACCGGTGAACCAGTTGAAGAAACGCTTTGGTTCCACTTACGTAAAGACGAACTTATTCGTATTATGGGTCGTGCTAAGAAGGATTGGGAAGAATACATTGCTGAGGTTATGGCTCGTGAAGACATTGATGAGATCTTTGACTTCATTGAATCTATTCTTAAGATGGCATATGGTCAACGTTCTGAAGACGGTCGTACCTTCCGTAAGGATAAGCAACTGCAAGAGGACTTTGTTAATTCCGAAGCATATTCTGAACTATTCGTTACAATGATCGCTGATGTGGTTGGTGATGAAGACGGTAAAGAGACTGCTAAATTCTTTAGTGCTTTAGTTGGTGGTCCAAATAAAGGGCCTGTTCCTGAGTCAGTTTCTAAACTCAAGAAATAATGCTATAATGGAGGGGTATTTTTTACGCCCCTCTTTTATTTTTGCTTAATGGTGAGAGGTATATATGTTAGTAATCGATATTCCTGATCGGGAATTCTTTGACGAATCAACAAATCAATTCATCATTATACCAGGTAGACGTTTACATTTTGAACATAGCCTTAAAGCGATTTCGGAATGGGAAACAGTTTATCGCAAGCCTTTTTTAACTCGAGAGGAAAAGACCACTGCGGAACTTTTTGATTACTTTATTCTAATGTGTCAAGAAGATATTAAATATTCTGATCTTATTCCAGATGTGGTTACGCAGATAGGTGTATATATGAATGAAAAGCCAACTGCTACAACCATCAAATCGATAGAGGATAAATCTGGGAATGGAATGATCTTAACATCAGAAGTTATATATGCATTTATGGCGAATGCTAGGGTACCTTTTGAATGTGAGACATGGAACATTCATAGATTACTTACTTTACTTGGCGTTATAAGCGAGTTTAATAAAACTGACAAACCTAAGAAATCGGCATCTCAAGTGGTTAATGAGTATGATCAAATTAATGAGCAACGTCTTGAGATGATTCGTAAGATGAAGGAGGAACGTTTGAAGAATGAGAATCAGAGTTCAAACAGTAAAGAAAAAGACGGGCCTGTCTGAGTCTTTAAATAAAGCTTCAGACATGAGAGATATCCGTCCTAGACTACAAGCCTATGGACGAAGCGGGTTAAGTCGTCTGATTTCAGAAACACCAAAGCGTTCAGGTACTACAGCTTCTTCTTGGTCAATGGAGATCGAAAAAACTCAAAATGGTTTAGATTTATACTATTCTAATTCGAAAACGATTTCTGATGGTACACCGCTTGTGGTTTTAATTGTAAACGGTCACGGTACTGGTACTGGTGGGTATGTTCCTGCTAATAACTTTGTTACTCCTATTGTAGATTCTATTGCAGACGAGATACTGAGGGAGGTGGAAAAAGTAATTGAGTAGACGTATAATTGAAGAACGGCTTATCAAACTCGGTATTGATAATGAACAGTTCAAAAGCGGGTTAAAAGAGTCGTTAGCGTCTCTGGAAAACCTTGATAAAACTTTAGCTAAAGTAGATGGCAAATCTAGTTTCGCTAATACTGAAAAGGCCTCTAAATCATTAGTTAGGTCTTTTACTGATGCTATTTCATCTGCTCCTAAATTAGGTGACGCATACCTAGGAGTGTTTAATAGACTAACCTCAACAGTAGGTTCCGCTACTAATGGAGTTGGGAAACTTGCTTCTGGTATTCTAAACTTTGTATCCCCTATAACATTAGGTGGAAAGCAAGCCTCAGAGGCGATTCAATCCATTGATGTTTCTGTGCAACAAACCAGTAGTAAGTTCGGAATGTTGCAATCTATTGCATCTATTGCCCTAGGTAATATTGCGGCTAATGCTGTAACGGCAGGTCTATCTGTTGCAAAGAACTTCGCAGGTAAGATTCTTAACACAATCGCGCCACTTAAAGCTGGGTTTAGCCAGTTCGAAGATAAGGTCAACTCAGTAAACATGCTGGTTGCTGCATTGGGTAAATCTGAGATGGGTCATATTACAAACTCCCTTGATGATTTACAAAAGTATGCAGAGACAACTAAATATTCTGTTAAACAGATGCATAACTCACTTGCTCAGTTTGTAAACGCGGGGGTAGGTCTTGATGACGCTACTACTGCTTTGAAAGGTTGGGGTAACTTAGCCGCCTCTGCTGGTGCAAGTACAGACGGATTTAACCGCTCACTCCAATTCGGGGTGCAACAGGCATTACAAATGGGTATGATGAATACTCAGAACTGGATGTCTGTTGAAAATGCCGGTATGGCAACTAAGAAATTTAAAGATATCTTACTTCAAACCGCTGAAGCTTTAGGACAGAGCGTCGATCTATCTGAAGGATTTCGTGGATCCCTTAAAGATGGTTGGTTGACAAACGAGGTCTTGATTAAGTCCCTTGAGCAACTTGCTCACGATGAGACTTTGGTCAAAATGGCTTCTGACTTCCACACTTTTGGAGAAGCAGCGGAGGCTGTTGCGGACCAGGTAACGTCTGGTTGGGCCCGTGTGTGGGAAACCTTATTTGGTCAAGCAGGTAGTGATGAGCTTACCGCATTCTGGACTAAATGGGGTAACGCTGCAGCTAATGCTTTGAGTGCCGCTGCTACTAAGGCTAATGAATTCGCAAAAGTATTCGTTTCTTTAGGCGGACGAGATAAAGTAATGGGGCTTATGGATTCAGTATTTGGATCTATTGGCGGAGTCTTTAAAACTATCGGTGGAGCATTTACGCATGTATTTGGTGGAAATGTACATACTGTAGTTGGACAAAAACTAGTCGATATTATCGGGAAACTTTCTGAAAAGTTAAAACTAGGAAGCGCTGAGTTGCATGCATTCCAACATATTTTTATTGCTGTATTCCAAGGACTTAAATGGATTGGTGCAGAAGTTGCGGCTAAGATGAAGATTGTTGCAACGTTAATTCCTAATCATATGATTAAGAATTTTATTATTATTGTTGGTATGATGGCGAAAGCCTTATATAAGTCAATTCGCGCATTCGAAGTATTTATTGGTAAGTTTATTGATTTTAATAAGGTCGGCCAATTCTTCGGTAAGATCGGGGATTCAATTAATAAATTCTGGGATGCCGTACATACCAAACTTGGTAATTTCTCTGAGAAATGGTCAAATGCCTTTGAAGGGTTGCCTGGTGCGGTAGGAAAAATTGTAGACTGGTTTAAGAAATTATGGGAAGTTATTAAATTCTTAACTCCCGCTATTAGCCACTTTAAACAAGAATTCCGTGGCTTCTTTGATAGAATTCTCAACCCATTCCAGAATTTAGGTCATGCTTTAGGTGATAATGGTAAGAAATTCAATGAGTGGGCTTTCTGGGTTGGTAATGCGGCTAAGAGATTCCCTATCTTTGGTAATGCCTTAGGTAAATTTATTGTTGGATTCTCACATTTCAATAAAGCAACCGGTAATATGGATCACTGGGCTGGTCGTATGGGGTATAACCTTCGTACAACACTCTGGAATATTCGACATACGTGGAATAATGAAACTGGTCGTATTAAGGTATCGTATAAACAATTCTGGACAAGTCTCAATGAGGCTATGGACGGCGTTCTAAAGAGAGAGATTCTTACATGGAAGCAGTTTATGGATGTGGTGAAGTGGGATAAATTAATCCCGCCACAGCTCAAGAACAAATTCGGAGAACTCGACTTCAAGATGCCTGACATGTCAGGTCTGAAAGCCGCATTCAAGAGCTTCGGAGCTAATCCTTTTGGTACACTTGCTACCGGAGGGCGAGATCTTTCAAAATGGTTAGATAATACTACATTTTCATTCAAATGGTTAGGTGATATTGTTCGTAAGAATTGGCCAACTTTGGGTGAGTACGCTGATAAACTTGATAAAGTTAAGATTTCGTTCTCATTCCTTAAACCTGTTGTCGATGCTGCAGCAAAAGCCTTCGAATGGTTTGATAAGAAGATAAAGGGTATCAGTTTTGGTAAGATAAACTTCGGTGATACTGGTAAAGTGTTATCTAATGCTGGAAAAGCCCTATCTGCGAACTTCTCTGAAGGTATAGTTCCGGGTATGGTCAAATCTATTGATGGTTTCCGTAAATGGGTAGGAGAATTAAGCTCGTTTAAGTCTATAATGGGTGGGTTCTCTCTTGGCGGTAGCGCAATAGGTTCTGTATTTTCCAATATTCGCTCTGAGATGAGTAAATCAAAAGTAGATTTCAGTAACTATAAATCTACGCTTAGTACCTTTAAAGGCTGGTTTAGTGGGTTCTGGACAGGACTTGCTCATGCGGCTTCTGGACCGTCTTTCACTAAGATCGGAGAAGGTATTAAGAACGCATTCCATTCTGTAATTGACTGGTTTAAATCCGTCTTTGGACCATGGTTTAAGTCGTTCTTTAATGGTTTACCTGAGGGTATACAGTCAGGCCTTAAAGGTGCCTGGGGGTGGATCAAACAACTATTTTCTGATATCTCAACTCATATTAAAGAATCAGGGTTATCATTTAAGAATTTCGGAGAAGTATTTGGCGACATCAGTAAGGGTATCGTTAAAGCGCTTAAAGAGATTTGGAAATTCCTTAAGAAGATATGGGAAGGGTTTAAAGATCTATTTAAAGTAACCGGTGTTTCTGCCGATGAAATGACCGAGGCCGATTTCGGACAACGAAATATGCAGAAAGCGGAGGCCGGGCTAGACAACCTAAGTAACAGTGTGGATCGTGTTCATGAAAAGAGTAGAGGTATGTTTGCTTCTATTGGCGATATGGCGAAGCTCATTGGTGAGACATTCAGCGCTATTCTTGCTCCGTTTAGTGAAGCAGACTCTGCTGCAGTCGGTAAGATCTTAACTTTAGCAGCAGCTATTATTGTATTATGGAATACCCGTAAGAAAGTTCTTAGTATCAAAGATATGTTTAAGGACTTTGCAAAAGGGTTATTTGAAGGTGCCAATTCTGTAACAGGATCCTTAACCAATATGTTTAAAGCTATTGGTGGATATTTCAAGAGTAAAGCTAAATTTGAAAACATTAAAGCCTTTGCCTTAGCTATTGCTGCTTTAACAGGTTCATTGGTAGTTTTATCTCTTATTCCTGCTGATAAACTTAAGACAGGGGTAATGGGGCTTGTAGCGGTTCTTGCTGCGTTTGAGATATTCTATCTAACCTTATCTATGACGACTAAGAAGTTCGATCAGAATAAGGTTCAAAGCGCTAAAGACATGATGTTAGGAATGTTGGGTATTGCAGGTTCTATACTTATGATATCCGGTTCTGTAATGCTTCTTGGTAACCTAGATGAAGGGAAATTAAAACAAGGTCTAATTGCGGCTGGTAGTATTTTATTAGCTATGACTGGTCTGATGGCGATATTATCGATGCTTCAAAGCAAATCCAAATTATCATTTGGTAGTAGCGGTGCAAGCAAGATCTCCATTGGAATTATGACCTTTATAGGTCTTGCGTATGCTATTAGGAAAATAGCTAAGGTGATTAAAGATCTTGGTAACTTAGATCCTACTAAACTTAATCAAGGTATTGCCGGTATTATGTCGATTATGGTCGGTATAATGGGTATTGTTTATACTGCTGGTAATCTAAAAGATGTTAAGACCTCTTCTATATTTACATTTATAACTATGGCGAAAGCTATAGCGGGTATATCCAAAGCTGTAGAGGAGCTGGGGTCACTACCTACCGATGTTCTTGTTAAAGGTGGAGTTGCAGTAGGTATTTTACTTACTGTTGTAGGTGGTATTGCCCTGGCGTTTAGTAGACTAGACACAACTAAACAGTCGTTTACTAAAAACGCATTGGTTATGTTTGGTGGAATTACGGCTATGCTGTATATGATGAGGACGTTGGCAAATAGTATCGGTAATATGAAAGACCCTAATGCTATTGTTAATTCTCTAGGTGCGATGGCCGTTGTAGTCGCAGCATTTGGTGTCCTTGCGATGACCTTGCGTACTACTAATATGAATGATCCGGCTATTGACGGAGGTATCAGGAACTTAGTCGTTATTGCTGGTTCGGTACTTATTGCCGCTACCGGTATGGCTTTGATTGGTAATGTTCGTGCTAACTGGGCTACCATTCTCGTAGCATCTACGGCTATGGTTGGTATTGTTGGAGCATTCGCGTTTATTGCAAAAGCTGCCGAAAAGATATCGTATACCGGTTTAGTTGGACTAGGTGCTTCTGTAGTAGCATTAGTTGCAGCCGCATTTGCGATGCAAGAACTAACTAAGATACCAGTTAAAGATATATGGACTCAGGTCGGCGCTCTTGCTGCTGTTGTAGGCGGTATCGCCCTCATAGGTGGTTTATTAGGTGGCGTTGGTGGCTGGGGTGCCGTAGCTGGTGTGCTAGCTTTAGGATCCGCATTGCTGATGATGGGCGGTGCTATTGGTGTCGCTGCTGCCGGAATCGGATATTTCCTTAAAGGTGCCGCTGACTTAACTAATGCTGTAACTAAGATGATAGATACAGTATCTAGATTAGGTAAAGAAGGCGGAGAAAACTTTAATAAGTTCTTTAAAGAAGCGTCTAAATCCGCAGGTGATATCGCTACTGTTGTTGGCGGTATGGCTGAAGGTCTTATTACTGGTCTAATTCGAGCACTTGCTGGTAATATGGGCAGAGTCATTCAAATAGGTGTTGAACTTATCAAAGGTATTATTATCGGACTTGGTAATGCTGCTTTAGATATAGGGAATGCTCTTGTTGATATTATTGGCGCTGCAGTTACTATGCTTATTGGCAAGATCCCGCAGTTCGTGTTAAATATCTGCGATGCCTTATTAAAGGGTATTCAACAAATTGCCCAATGGTTTAGAAATAACCGAAATCTTATTAGCGTAGCTGTTCTTGAGATGTTTGAGGCGATGTCAGAGGTTATTATCGAATCGATTTCATCTCTTATTGGCATGGTATTAGACATGTTGGGTAATATACCTTTTATTGGCGGTTTCTTTAAAGAAGCCAAAAAGGGTATGGAAGACATGGTCGAGAGTTGGCTAGGTATGCAGCGTGAGGCTGTAAATAAGGCTAAGAAATATGCAGAAATCGTTACTACTGAAGGTATTAACAAGGCCATAGAAACAATGGATAAACTTGGACCTTCTGAAATGGCAGCGGCTATGCGGTTCGCCGGACAGGCAAAAAACGGTCTAGAATATTTCAAAATAATATGCTCACAACTAGGTATTCAAGGTGCAGATGAGTTTATTAACGGTCTTAAGAATAAGACTATTGACGCTAACGAAGCGGGTAAACTCTTTGCTAAGATGGTTGAATTAGGTATGTCTGAAGCGCAGGTCAAACAGATCGCTGAGGCTGCTGGCTATGATTATGCGAACGGTATTCTTACTGCTAAACCTGCAGTTAAGACAAATTCTGAGGATATTAAAAAGACCCTTGAAGAAGGTCTTACTGGAAATGGTAACTGGGATCTTGGCCTTTTACAAAAAGCATTTGATAATCTAAATACCCATCTTGGCGGTAACTTGGATTTGACTAAAGTAATGGCCGGACTCAAAGCTGGTCAAATCCCTCCTGAGATGATTCAAGCATTAGCTACCGGTGATTTTTCTGGTATCTCGCAAGAGCAGATGGAACAATATGTTTCTTCAATCGGAGGAGCAACAGATCCTGCAAGAACATCTGCTGATGAAGTACGGAAAGCAGTCGAAGCTGGACTTAGTGGAGATGGACAAGGCTTTAATGTAGATGAGGTTACTACCGCATTTACCAATCTTGAGAATTATTTAGGGCAAAAACTTGATGCAACTAAACTTGTTGCTATGATTAAATCTGGCGAAATCCCTGCATCAATGATTACCGAAATGGCTAAAGGTGATTTCTCACAAGTCTCACAAAAGCATATGGATGAATTTCGTAAGCCTATTGAAGACGAGCCTGGTAAAACAGCATCTCGTATTGACGATATTAAAAAATCCGCACTAACTGCGACTGATACTGCGTATGGCGAGATTAAGGGTAGTATTACACCTAAACAAGAAGAGATCAACCGAATTATTTCTGACTATAAAGAAGGTAAACGACTTACCAAGGAAGAAATGAAAGCGTTAGTGTCTACTATCGATATCCATAGACAACCAGCTTTTACTGCAGGTAAAGAGGTAGCGGGTAGCGCTAATTTAGGGCTTGCAACTGTTGACGGTACAAAAGCGGGGCAAAAAGCCGGGTCTACCTTCTCAACTTCTGTTGGATCAGAGGGTAATAAAGGAAAAGCTAATGCTGCAGGTAAACAGGTCGGTAGCGCAGCTTCTGAAGGTATGAAGTTTGATGCTTCTGAATCAGGGGCTTCTGTAACTCGAAGCTTTGCGGGAGGTCTTAATCGAGGCGACGTAATGGGCATGATCAGAGGAGCCGCCGGTACTGTAATGGGTGCTGTTCGTGCATTCTTCCCACGCTCTCCTGCTAAAACGGGTCCTTTCTCTGGAGACGGATGGCGTTCGGTATCACGATCAGGTAAGGCGATTGTTCGTGAGTTTGCTGGAGGACTTGGTTCAACGGCGTCAATTGGTTATGTTGAAAATAGCATGACCAAGGTTCAATCATTTATTCAAGATGCACTTGGTAATGTAGGCGATTATCTAGATGATAATATGGAATTATCTCCAACTATTACTCCGGTGCTTGATATGACGAATATTGATGGATATCGTTGGACAGGAATGGGATCATTAACATTGAGTGGAGGGTCTATTGACTATGCGTCACTTAACCCTACAAATCAAAGTATTAGCGCCCATAGATCGTCTATTGAAGATGTCGTTCGCGGACTCGATAATATGGATCGTAAATTAGCGGTATTAACAGAGAACACCGCTATTAATAATGATCTTCTTGAACAAGGTCAAGTACACCCAATTTATATGGACAAAGATCTTGTTAACCGTGCATTGGCTCCGGGTATGGCTGAGGCACAACGATCATATACTGATCGATTAAATATGTTAGATGGAGTGTTACCACGACTATGAGAGATGAAACATATTTCTCCATAATCTTTGGTGAAGGAACCGATGCTGTTGATATTGGTAAACTTCTTGACGCTGTAACTAAAGTAGAACGTAATGCTGGTGCTGGGCAGGACCATATATATTCTGCCGGCACTGGCCGTTTTGGTAAGACATGGATGTCTGGACGTAGAGGCTCATATCCTATTACTATTGAAGGGTTTAAGACAGGTAGTCCTGTTGAGATTTTATCACTTCGTACAAAATTAGCTAGGGCTCTTGATTGTCCTGACGGTCCTAAGAAATTACAATTCGATGACCAAGACGGTAAGTACTATATGGCGGTTACTTCAGGTCAGCCTAAGTTTACTGAGGATTTGAAAAACAGCAAGGCGGAGGTCTCAATTACTTTTGAAGTTCCAGATGGATTATTGCATTCGGAGCTAACTAAGGTATTAACATCAAAGACAAACTCGCCAGACATCGGCTCTCTTACTAAAGAAGGGAGTATTGTCAAAATGACTTTAAATAATGCAGGAAGCGCTCCGGCATATCCTCGTATTCGGATTAAGAATGCAGGAACAAACGGTTGGGTCGGGATTGTTAATAAAAACGGCGTGATGGAAATTGGTACAAGCTCGGCTGGTAGAGACGGTGCATTATCATCCTCAGGAGCATACGACCAATCTCAATTATTGCTAAATATTACACCTAACGATTCTGCTGGATGGCGGAGAGCAACTAATATTAATAATAAATTGAAATCCTTGTCACCATTACCTTTTGCTAGTCATGCTGAGATTAGCGATCTTGGACTTGAATGGGCCGAACGAGATAGAGGTAGCGTCGGATATCCTTGTCCTGGACTACACTGGAATCGGTCAGGCAATAAAGGTATTGGTCAAGACTGGGGTGTTTCTGTTTATGAGTTTGCTTTACCTGCAGATACGAACAACGTGAAGGGTTCTAAGAATTTCCGTTGTGACTTTAACATGAAACTATGGGCATCTCGTATTGGACAGACAGGTCTTATGGCCTTATTGTTCATGACCGAGGATGATAAACTTGTTTGTGCATATAGCTTGGACAAGTATAGCGCCGATAGTGATCGTACAGTTCAAGTATTTACAACCAGTGATATTCATAAACTACCTCGTGAAGAAAATATTTTTGGATCTAATAATAACGAATCCGGACAACAACGACCAAACCCTGGTTTTAATAGTAGAACCGGTAATGCGTATATTATTAAAGAAGGTGGTAAATTCACATATAGTTATGCAGGGGTACCTAAAACTATACTGGATGCTACTAAAGAGAATTTAGAGTGTACAAAAATCTGGGTTCTATACGGACGATTTAAGTATGAGAAACCTGGCATTGGACATCTGGATACTCTTTGTCTTCAATCATTGAAATTCCAAAAAACGAACGTTTTACGATACGACTTAGTACCTAACAAATATAATCCTGGAAGCGAGATTGTCGTAGATATGTATGAGGGTAAGATCTCGTATATTGCCGACCCTGAGGCATCTAGTCAAGGAGTTGGCGCAGAAGGAGACCTCGCTAACGGATCTCGATACTTTTCTATTCCTCCAGGGGAATCTAAACTTGAAATACATTCTTCCGGATTTGTTACGACTGCCCCTGAGGTAACCGTAGAGTGGGAAGAAGCATGGCTGTAAGAAAGGAGGCCGAAACTTCAAAATGAATGTAAAACCTGCATGGCAGTTGGCAGTTCATGATAATGCAATGAACATTGTTGATCACATCAATAATGATGTGCCAGGTTCTCTAAAGTATTACAACGAAGAGTTCCATCAATACTGTGGTAAGGGTTCGGCTACCTTTACTTTTACTGTCGATAAATTTATAAATGGCGTTCTTAATGAGCGCATTAACAATCTTACAAGTGAAGCGTATATTTCTTTTCATGAAGATGGTGTCGACTATGTGTTTAATATTATGACACGAACCGAAACCGACACTACTATAACTTTAGATTGTGTTACAACAAACTTAGAGTTATTGAATGAGAAATGCCTTGCTTATGAGGCCAAAGAGCCGTATACATTTATTCAGTATATTAATAATATGCGCTTATTTACTTATACTCGTATCGAACTTGGTATTTGTGAGATCCGCAATACAAAGCAGACGCTTAAGTTTGAATCCGAGGAAGATACATGTCTAGCTCGTATCCTTAAACTTGTCGAAGCGTTCGACGGCGAAATGGAGATTATCACCAAACTCACAACAGGTGGGCAGATTGATAAATATATTCTTAATGTATATAAATCTCGTGCTACTGCTAAAGATCGTGAACCAGGTCTAGGTCGAGTTCGTACGGATATTCGTCTACAAATGGGGCGTGATGTCGCATCTGTAGTTAAGAAAGAAGATAAGACTAACTTATTCTCTGCTATTCGTATGCGGAATAAGGATGGGGCTTATATTACATTTCCTTCTAATAAAGAAGTTAAAGCGGCTGATGGGCAACATATTGAGATGTATGTTAATCGTGGATCACATACAATCTACGCACCAATCTCAGCTAAACTTTATCCATCTGTAAACAAACGTGATAACTGTGACAACTGGATCGTTCGAGATATTAAGACCGAGTTCACTACTTCTGATGAAGCTTGGGCCTACGGTGTTAAGATGCTGAAGAACTATATGTACCCTGTAACAACATGGGAGATATCTTTAAACTCGGCTGTTGTATTACAACGATATGATATTAAAATTGGAGATGTGATCTTCTTAACGGATGAAAATTTCGTTGGAGGATTACTTATTCGTGCTCGAGTTGTTGAGATGGTACGGTGTTCTACAGATCCAGGTAAAACTAAACTTACTTTATCAAACGTAATAGCTGTAAGACCTACAAACAACTCCACGTTGATGAACGTCATGTCCAAGATGATCAACGAGTCTCAACCTTTCAAAATGACTGTAAAAACTACAGGACCTACAATGTTCCGTGAACTTACAGATAGATGTGAGCTCATTCCAACATTGTATAAAGGTAAGAGTGAAGTTACTGATGCCGATTTCAGTTATTTTATTGATAACAATCTTGCTGGTAGTGGCTCTAGATTCCGTGTATCTCGATCTAATGTTGGGACTAGCGGAACCGCCCTTATTACTATACAAGCGTGGCATCAGGGTGAAATGGTCGAGTTTCAAGACGTCACCATATCAACTGTTAACGATGGTATATCCCCTGTTCTAACTGTCATAGAGTCAAGTAACGGTGATATATTTAAGAATAGAGTTATCGATACTGTTCTTACGGCTAAGTTATTTAGGGACGATGTCGAGATAGATACTCAAGGTGTCGCTTTTGACTATGTTTGGACAAAGGTCAATGCTAATGGTGAAGTCGACGATGTTTGGGGTAGACGTCCTGAGTCTCGTCAAAAACAAATTAGTGTTACTCGTATTGATGTTGAAGATAAAGCGACATTTTCTGTAGCTGTGATAACCAAGGAAGAAGGTGCGGTCGGTAATACCAAAGTTATTGGTCGGAACTTATGGGTAAAATCTAAATGTGAAGGTTATGCCGGTATAGAGAAGCTACCTGAAAACCATATTACTGGTCAAACGGAATGTTATCGAATAGAGACGGGCTGGCCGAAGAATAATCTAAAATTTAATATTGCTCCAGACTTCACTAAACGCCTATATAAAAAACTCACAATGTCTGCCTGGGTTAAATATGAGAACGTTAAAAAAGGTGCTAACCCTTGGCAAGGATTTAACTGTTTTAAATCAGTCCCATTGAAAAGACGCAACTCCAAGACAAACAAAGTATCGCTTGATGATTACCCTGGGCATTTTACATTCGAGGGATCTTCTGATTGGAAGCGTATCGAAGTAACTTATGACTATGGTTCGGATCCTAATTATGATGAGTTGAAAATGGATCTCAGGTTCATGCTTGAGGACACCCAATCAGGTACTGCCTGGATTACTGGGGTTAAAGTCGAAGAGGGTATAGTTGCGACAGACTACTCGTTATCACCAGAAGACAAGGAAGGAGGTGCGTAATGAGTCTAATTTCAACAGGTCAAATTACAATTGTTGACGTAGATGATGGTAGAACCCAATATACTCACCTTGCTTGGGCTAATTCAGAGGATGGGTCTCGTGAGTTTAGCACACTGAATTCTGAAGGTCGAAATTATATTGGAGTCTATCAAGATTTTAACGCATCGCAAAGCAACAATCCTAATGATTATTCATGGAGTAGATGGCGTGGATCAGATGGTGCTAATGGGCTTCCGGGTAGACCGGGTAATGATGGTCGTACACCGTATATTCACTTTGCATATGCTGATTCTCCAGATGGTACTGAAGGCTTTACGACAATTCGGAATGACTCCGTTAGTTCTGTAATGAAGTATATGGGGGTCTATACTGACTATACGCAAGCTGATAGTACAGATCCGACTAAATACAAATGGCAACGTATCAGAGGTGCTGATGGAGCTAATGGGGTGCCAGGTAAGCCAGGTGCTGATGGTAGAACTCCTTACGTTCACTTTGCCTACGCAGATTCACCAGATGGTAGAAAAGGCTTTACCGTCTTAGGTGATTCTAATAAACCATATATGGGTACATATACCGACTTCGAGAAACCTGACAGTACAGATCCAACTAAATATAAATGGACTCGTATTAAAGGTGAGAAGGGCGATAAAGGAGAACAGGGAGCCCCAGGTATTCAAGGTTTACAAGGTCCTAAGGGAGATCAGGGTATTCCTGGTAAAGCAGGGGCAGATGGTAAAACTCAATACGTGCATATGGCCTATGCTGATAATGCTTATGGTGTTGGGTTCAGTCAGACTGATTCAAGTAAACCATATATTGGTATATACTATGACTTTAACCAAGCCGATAGTTCCAATCCTTCAATGTACCGTTGGTCTAAATGGCAAGGTAGAGATGGTGCAGATGGTATCCCAGGTCCTCCGGGAGCTGATGGTCGTACACCATATTTTCACGTTGCTTGGGCAGATTCTATGGCTACCGGTGTAGTTAAAGGATTCACCACCGATGCGAGTAGTTCTAGAGGACGTACTTATATAGGGACCTATACTGATTTCATAAAAGAAGACAGTACAGATCCTAGTTCTTATAAATGGCTAAAAGCCAGAGGTAACGATGGTGAGAAGGGGGATAAAGGAGATCCGGGTGATACCGGTCCTCAAGGCCCTCCTGGTATCCAAGGTCCTCCTGGTATCCAAGGTCCTCAAGGTCTACAAGGTCCTAAAGGGGATCAGGGTATCCCAGGACCAAGAGGTGTTGATGGTCTAACTCAATATACTCACATCGCTTATTCTGATTCTGATGATGGACGAATTGGGTTTAGCCAAACTGATACTAATAAGACCTTTATTGGTATGTATCAGGATTTTGTCAAACAAGACAGTACCGATCCTAGTAAATATCGTTGGACCCGATGGAAAGGCCGTGACGGCGCTGACGGAGTTCCTGGTAAAGCAGGGGCAGATGGTCGTACACCATATATTCACTTTGCCTATGCGAATAGTTCAGATGGTCGTTTAGATTTTAGTCTTGCCCAAACTTATGCTAAGAAATTTATTGGTACGTATACCGACTATACACAAGCTGATAGTAGCGATCCTAGTAGATATAAATGGGTATCTTTAAGTGGCGATCTACAAATTGGTGGACGAAATCTATGGATTAAAAGTAAGACTACAGGATATGCCGCAATCGAGCCTTTGCCTGAAAATCATATTACAGGACAAACTGAGTGCTACAGGATAGAATCGGGTGCATCTAATAATATTTTAGAATTTAATATTGCTCCTGAGTTTACAAGTAGATTTTACACAAAACTTACAATGTCTGCTTGGATTAAATACGAAAATGTTACTAAAGGTCCAAATAACTGGAACCAGCTTAACTGTTTTAAAGTAAACACTTTATATAAACGCAATTCTAAAACAGGCAAAGTATCTCCACCAGACTGGCCTTCTATGTTCTTGTTTTTAGGGACGTCTGATTGGAAGCGTATTGAAAGAACATGGGATTATGGTTCTGATCCGAATTACGATGAGCTTAAAACGGCTCTACGATTTATATTTGAAAATACGAAGTCGGGAACTGCTTGGATAACAGGTATAAAGGTAGAATTCGGTAATACAGTTACCGATTATACTGTCGCACAAGAAGATGTAGATACTGTGGTATCTTCTAAAGCCGACCAGATCCTTACGCAAGAACAGATTAACCAACTTGCTGAACGTAATGCTATATTGAAAGCGGAAATGGAAGCGAAGGCATCTCAGGAGATTGTGGACGAATGGATCACACAAGTCAAGAACTTAACCGCTGTTGAAGAAGCTGGACGTAAAGAAGCCGAAGCTGCAGTTATTCGTGCAAGTGAACGGATATCCGAACTACAGAATAAAGTAGGTGAGCTTAAGATCATGACTGAGTTTGTTGACACATATATGTCGCAATCTGAGGAAGGGTTAATTGTAGGTCGTAAAGATGGTTCTTCTAAAGTGCTTGTCTCAAACGATCGTATTTCCTTTATTTCCGGAGGTAAAGAAGTTGCCTCTATTTCTCAAGGGGTACTTCAGATTGACAATGGGGTATTCGTGAAATCCCTTCGTATTGGTCGGTTCGTCACAATGCAAGATCCAAATAATCCAGATAGAAATATTACATTATATGTAGGAGGTGCTTAATCAAATGGTACTCGTTAACTTTTCTGGACCATGGGGGTCGTATATTCAAATGGACCTATGGTCTGATTGGCAACGATCCTTACCAGATGAAAATGCATCATTAGTTAATGTTCAGGTGGCTCTCGTCTCTACTGGCGAGGGTGCCTTTTTTCCAGGTAATGGTGCACGACGCCTCTGGCTTAATGTAGGCGGTATAGAAGAACACGTAGACGTCGATCCTGTATTGGCTAAACGTCAACGTAGAGCTATATTTGGTAAAGACTATAAAATTCCACACAACGTCGACGGTACAAAAACAATTAATATTTCAGCAGAATATGTTGTTAATATCGCCGGTTATGGTGTGGCAAAAGCGTCCTTTACACTCAAGTTAAAGGATATTTTTAAAGGGTCTAGTGGTAATGCCGTAACTGGTATTATCGGTAGTCCTGTATCACTTTCAGTATCAAGAAATGACACCGCGTTTTCTCATGCTGCAGAAGTTGAGATCGGTAACTGGAAACAAGTTGTTACAGGAAGTAATAGATTTACTACCAACTACAACTGGACACCACCTATGGAAATATGTAATCAGATTACCACATCCGATAAAGGGACGGGTACTATAACATATATTACATATCAGAATGGGCGTGAGGTAGGACGAGATAAAAAGAATATTACTTTATCAGTTCCTGCTTCTGTTGTTCCGAGTCTTCCTTCATTTTCTGTTGTCGATACGAATACAGAGGTTGGGAAAATTCTCGGTGCTAATAAATTCGTATCAGTCTTATCTAATCTCAAAGTTAATTTTGGAACGGCTGTTGGGGCATACGGATCCACAATTACAGGATATTCTGCTACAATTGTGGGTAAACCATATTCGACATATAATTCAGATGGGGTTATCGGTAACGTAACAATGACTGGTAATGCAATCATTCAAGCAACTGTTACAGATAGCCGTGGGCGTACAAGTCCTGTTCGATCTATAGGAGTGGAGTTCCTTGATTATTTCCTACCCCAAATAAGTTTTGAGGCAAAACGTGTTGGTGTAAATGGTGAGCAAATCCAGATCATTCGTAATGCTAAGATTGCCCCATTACCTTATGGTGGTAGTCAACGAAATTCTATGACCTTATCTTTCAAAGTTAAGCCTTTTAATGGCGGAGCATTTGTTGAAGATAACGGTCCTGCATCTGGGACATTCACAACAGTACCACAACTAGTTAATTCGGCTGCTAATCTATCAGGAACATACCCTGCTGATAAGTCATATATTGTCGTCGGTACAATTCGAGATAAATTTACAAGTTCTGAATTTAGGGTTGAGGTTGCCACTCGGTCTGTTGTTATGTCTATGGACCAGACAGGGGTTGGTATAGGTAAGATACGGGAACGTGGTGCTTTAGATGTTGCTGGTGATGTGCATACCGACGCTTTTTGGGTATATACAGGCGGTATCCGTGTTGCGGGCAAACCTATCCAGCAGCACCCTCTTACGACCACGGAGGGTAGAATTCAAGATGTTCGTTTAACTAGGAAAGATTTCAATACCTTTACTGAAACCGGATACTATATGGTATATGGAACAGAAAGAGGTGCGACAAACGGTCCTAGTAAGAAACATGGTATGCTGGAAGTATATGCTTTAAACCATAAAGAGGTCTTTCAGAGGTTTATGGATGATGATCTGAATACTTGGGTTCGGTGGAAAAACTGGAGTAATGAATGGTCCGATTGGGAGCAAACGTATATTTGTAAGAAAGATATTCCTACCCCTGAGCCTGAAAAACCAAAGTATATTCATAAGGATTTCACGGATAATATGCCTTATAAACTACCCGCAACAATTACTAGAAGTGGTGACCTGGTTACTATCCATGTTCCTAGAACGATTAAGACTATCCCTCAACGACTTGAAAATTCAGCGACTCCTGAGACAATACCAGAAGGTTTCCGCCCAACTAATGTTGCGACGTTGATTTTGGCATTGAATGAGTCGGCTAATTTCCTAGGTAATGCTATGTATTATTTCCATCCAAATGGATCGATACGAATTACTACTGGTATAACCAAAACCGCTGTATACACGGGAACTTTAACGTATATTACAACCGATCCGTTCCCATCCGAATAAGGTACCCACCATACAAATATATTTACGAAAGGAGATTTAAGTGTCTAAATTAGAATTTAAATCTAAATCATTGGATTACGATCCAACCAATAACAAACAAACTCATATTATCCTTGTAGATGATAACAACTCAGTCGTTCATGTGTTTTTGGAGGAGTCAGCAATTGATTTATCCAATGCGGAACTTTATAAAATGGCGATGCAAAAACACTATGATATCAATTTCCCAAGTAAAGCTGAGAATGAGAAATTTGATAAGGTTGATGAGAAGCTTGGTTCTATGAACGACGCGATGGATGTCCTTGTCGCATTCGCAGTATCAATGCAAGGTAATATGGGGATCCCTGCATATCGTAAAATTGCTTCTGTGGCCAAACCACTAGAACTTAATAAACGTTATGCAAATATGGATGTTATCACTGCGCCATATCCATATAATACAAATGAAAAATGGCCTAAAGATACGCCTACGCTTTTCACTTTCTCAATGCAAGAAGGCGAAGGATATAATTATAAAGGTCAGAAAGTCGAAGAGTTGTTGCGACAAGGTGTATTGAATATGGTATTGCCGCGCGTAGATTAAGAGGGAGGAACATGCAAGAAAAAGAATTAATGCATTGGTTTGTTACCGTTATCTTTCCGATTTTTATTAGCTGTACAAGCTTTTATATTGCAAGTAAGAACCGTACAGCAGAACTTGAACATCGATTAACTGAACTTGAGGTTTCCAATAAACACCAAGAAAAGGTTATGGATAGTCATAATTTGCGACTCGATAAGTACGAGGACGAGCAAAAGATTATCCGTGCTTTAGTTGAGCGAATGGACTATATGAACGACGGTCTGAAGTCTGTAAAAGAGGATGTTGACGAGATCAAGGTCCTTGTTAGATCTATTAAAGAATAAATATTTATAGAGGAGATGGATAATGAAATTATCAAATGAACAATATAATACTGCTAAATTTATTTTACTTAATGTAGTACCAGCCCTAGTAACTCTTATTGCTGGGCTTGGTGTGTTGTACGGATTCGATGCAACTAAGATTACTGCGACTATCGGCTTATTTGCCACATTCGCAGGTTCTGTTCTTATGATTTCTACAAAACGTTATAACGAAGAAAAATCATTAGAAGACGACGGAAAATAATAAGGAGTAGTTATGGCAACTCGATCTGAGGTACTTACCTGGGTTCGTAGTCTTGCCGACCGTGGTATCGGGGTCGATGCAGATGGTGCATATGGTATGCAGTGTGTCGACCTCCCTAACATGGTCGCTCAGAAATTCTTTGGGCGTGCTATGTGGGGTAATGGTATTGATATGCTTAAGGCAGGACAAGGTCTTGGCTGGCGTACCACTGGCGGTAATGAACTACCTCATGCTGGAGCAATATTCTGTATGCGGGTGTCTTATCATGGGTACGGCCATACAGGTATTGTTACTGGCGAACCTGATGCTAACGGAAACTTCCAAACCGTTGAACAGAATGTCGATGGTGGAATGAGTGGAGGCCCTGCTCGCTACCGTACAAGACAATTAGGTAACCCAACAGAAAATATTATAGGTTTTATTTATCCTCCATATTCTGATGGACTTGGCGCTTCTGGTGGAAGTTCTGGTTCAGGAGGAGGAGCTAGTGGAGGAGATACTATGGATTTTACATTTATGATCGGCGGAGATGACGCATCAGGTTGGAATGCTCAAACTATTTATTACTATAATGGTGCGATTAACGAAGTTCAACCAATTCACAACTTAGAAGAGTTGAAATATCTTCGTGCTATCTATAGCGATACTCATGGGTTTAACTTAAAACATTATGAGTGGAATCAAACTGCACCAGTATACCATCGTATATTTGGAGTAGTTAGACCAACGTCAGCAGATCCGAATACCAAACGTGCCTTGTCTAAATACTAGGTGGTGCTATTATGAGTATGCATTTTACCTTTCGTATTGAGGGTCGCGATCCTGGACAAGCATATTTGCAAGGATGGGATCCTAACAAAGTATATTATTATAACGGTGAACGCAATGAAGTAGCTTATGTGCATAACGAAGAAGAGTTGAAATATCTTCGTACGGTATATAAAGAATCCCGTGGTCGTGAGCTTACGCACTATGTGTGGACAACTAACGCACCGGTATTCATACGCATATTCGGGGTGGTAAGACCTTTAACTGGCGCTGGCACAAATCGTAGCATGATAGAGGCGTTGAATGATAAGATTAAAGAATATGAAGATGCTTATTGGGCTCCGAAATTCTTTATTCCTAAAGTTGCCTTACATATTCGTAAATCACCGAATCGTACTTCTGAATCATTAGGTGTATGTGATGTGAATAGGAAATATCAGGTTCTTGAAGCTACTACTCAATGTGATTGGCACTGGGGTAAGATTAACCACAACGGTATTGTTGGTTGGATTGCTATGGGTGATATAACCGGAGAATGGTATGGAGAAAAACTTATGAGTTAGTTTTCAGGGCGTTGCTAGGGTAAAACTTACAACGCTCATTTTTTTTTTTTTCAAAATTTTACTTTCTACTATATAGAAAGAGAGGAATATATTATGAAATATTATGTAAATCGAAAAACTTGGATGGATGAAGAAGAGTTTCTCTTCCAATGCAAAATGGCGATGTTTACTAAGGGCGTTGCCCTTGACGCTATGTGGGAATATTTTGGTTCTCGCATGAGCAGAAAGGCACGATACTTGGTAATTAAGCAGTATGATTGGATGGAGAAGTTTATCAAATCTCCAAACATTTTAACCGGTCACATGGTTTCATACTATGGAATCAAAGCTGATAAAGAAATGGGGATGACACCTGAAGATAAAGCTAATCTACAAGTCATCGGAGCAAGACTGTTTTCTGAGTTGCCAGAAGAGCAACAATTAGATGCACAATTGCTATTGATGAGTCGTACTAATATTGCTTAATCATTAGGAGGCACATCCCTCCTTCTTTTTTAAAATTTTTACACTCTACTATATAGAATAGATATAACTAAGGAGGAAATAAAAGATGGAGTTGCTATGGTTTTTATTAGTGACTATCGGCTTATTCGGCTGGTTTGTTTATTTTGTCGTAAAAGGACTCGGTGAGTTCATATTAACTTTATTTGGACGGAAAAAATAAAGGCGATATGGAACTACCAAGTTCCTTTTTTTTTTGAAAGGAGAAAACAAGATGGCTAAGAAAGAAGAACGCGACATGGGGTTCTGGGAAACTCTACTAGCTATATTTTTAATTGACTGGTTGTTTTAAAATATTTACATTCCACTATATAGAATAAATAATAAAGGAGAATTCTATAATGCATAAAATTATGGAAATGCGCATGGAAATGCGCGATGAAGTCAGAAAAGCTATTGATGTTAAAGCTGATGGAATTGATGATCTTATTGCTGATCGTTATATGAAAGACCCTAGAGATTCTGTTGTTATCTCAGTTGAAGATATCGCAGAAGCTCTCGGAGTTGCTAAATATGGGGTTCAGAACAATATTGATTTGATTCAAACGGTTATTATCGATAAATTCGGCTACATCGTCGTTCCATTCACGGATGATGATTATGACATTGTAACCGCATTAGGAATTAAATTCTAAAAGCTGAGGCTGAGTTAAATACTCGGCTTCTCTTTTTTTTTTTTTGAAAAGGAGTATATATGAAACGGATTGAAAAGGACGAATACACAACAAAGCATAACGCCGTTATCACAACCATTCTAACCTTGATATTTTCTGTAATCCTACTTACGATTATGCAGGTTCGGTATGTCTTTAAAGAAGCTGAATACACAAAGGTAATGCAGGAACGTGATATGTTTAAGAAGCGATGGGAGGTTCGAGACAAGGCTGCTACATATTACTATGATGAATACCGTCACCTGAAAGAAAAGTATGACCTAGTTATCAAATTTAAGGAGGACAAATAGATGAATATCAACTTTTTACACTCTACTATATAGAAAGAGAGGTAACATTATGTTGAGAAGATTCTTACGTTTTATTGGTTTCTATGCGCTTGCTGCATACGCGGTTCTTGAGGAAGACTATATCAAAAGTCTAATCAAGAAGGGGTATCTAAAGCAAGACGCTTATGCCCAAAACAAACGGTTAGAGGTCACGAGAATGGTACTGACCAAATTGAAGAAAGAATATTAGTCTGGAATATTTCCAGGCTTTTATTTTTTTTTTAAACTTTTTACACCGTTCTATATAGAAAGAGAGGTAAGCAATTATGTTTAATAAGTTTTTTAAAAAGGACTCTTCAAAGCAAATTGAAGAAACTATTGAAGTTAAGTTGGCGGAGTTGAATACTACGCTTGCGAACGCTGAAATTGGAACTGATGAGTACAATGATGCGTTGGTTGAAATTGATATTTTGACTAAGTCTCTATCGGACGTACAAGTTCGAAAGATGCAAGGTAAGAAGAAGATGGAACCAGCCGTCAAAGCAGCGCTCATTACCACAATTGGTGGCGCCCTCGCAAGTATCACAGGTATTTTAATTATCCGTGATTATGAGGCTGAAGATGGGATCTTTACTAGCTCTGCTAAGAGTCTTATCAAAAAACCTTACTAGAACTGAGAGTGTATACCACTCTCTCTTTTTTTTTTTTGGAGGTATATATGTCCCAAAAGGAGTTTATTTACTATGAAGAATATTTTGATCGTTCATTCCGTCAATTGTTCTTTAACTATATTTATGGTATCATGGCCGATAACCACCTTGAGCCAACTGAAGTTGACTTTGAGATGTTTTTAATTATATTTATGGTAACTATGGGTATGATCAACAACGTCTCAACTTCAGATATTGTAAAGTATCATAAAGACGATCTAAGACAAATCTATTTTGCTTATTTTAAAATCCGAACAATCACAAACACATCACAAGAAACAATTAATAAGATTATTTCTCGTATTCGTACAAAGATTATCGAATACGACCTATCACCAACGGATATTGATTTTGAGAATTGTATGGATCTAATAAAGGAAGATTTCCCTGATATTCGTAAAGACATGTATACTGATATAATTGTATATAAATGGTCTTATTTTAAGGAATCTTATTATAATATTATTCGTATTTTACATAATATGAAAGGATATTCTAGATGAATTTTGAAGAAAAACGACGTCAAAAGATTATGGCTATGCCAGATGATGAATTTATCCGCCATCTTGTTGTTGAATTCATTGTTGGTACCAACCTAACAGCACACGCCTGGTCTGAAACCGCAGAAGAATGGGCCGAATGGTGCACCCAAGAATATGGTGAATATTATTACAATCGCTCATTCTATAACCTTGCATCTGACCATAAACATTATATTGAAGAGTGTCTAAGAAACACTATCAACATCATTCGTGATTTACTATAAAGGAGAACTACTATGAACAGAAAAGTATTATTAGCTATTGGTACTATTATGGCGATTATTGTGTCTGGCTTTTGTGTATACCATTATTATATTCCTCGCCCTCCAAAAGCGGATGTCGTGACTATAGCGGATGTTCACCAACTCGACACCGATGAAGATTGGAAAGGCAAGGTTGTCCGCTGGGAGATTACAGAGAGCTCACTGGAGAGCTATGATAAGAATACTATGAAGTATGGATTCTTAGGTAAAGTAAGAGTTAAAGGTTCACCCGGAGAGGTCTATGGACAGTTTAACATGTATGATGTTCCTAACCTACCAAATATTAAGATTGGCGATATTCTTTATGTTCGAATTACTAAGCTTGAAAATAGTAGTGTTTTCGGATCAATGGCCAAAGGTGATATTCTTTACGTAGAGAAAGGAAAATATTAATGTTGAATGAAATCCTTTTATACCCTAATAATGAATTATTAATCAACGGATTATACCATAGTAAGATTACATATTTTAAACATACCGAGCAGGGGATCGTTTTAAACGTAACCCCAATTAGTCAAGAAGAGTATATTCAAGATGATTTAGATGTCATGTATGATGTTTCGAATTATCTATTCGATTTATATTTAAAAGATTCACGTCTAGCGCATAAATTGATTCGTCCAAAATATTGGTATTCAGATGTGTATAAACGCTGGGTCTTTGAGTTTCCATTTAAATAAAAATTTTTACATACCACTATATAGAATAAGAAAAGGAGGACATTGGATATGTCTAAGAAAATTGAAGAAACTGTTGAAGTTGTTGAAGAAGCTAAGGATACTGCGGTAGACCAAGCTAAGAAGGTTATTGAAACAGCGCCTGCTGTTACTGTCGATAATGAAGTACAACCAAAGAAAAGCCTATGGGGCTGGACTAAGGATCATGCTTTACTTATTGGCGGTGCAGTTGTGGCTGCTGGAGCAGTAATTTTTCTTGGAAAGAAAGTCTACCAAGCAGGAATGCCTGCAGAATTCGAATTACCAGACGCAGTAACTGATATTGCTGAAGATGTAGAAGAAGTCGTTTTAGATGTAAATTCTGAAGAATAAGAGTGGGGATTAAATTCCCTGCTCTTATCTTTTTTTTTTTTTGAGGAGGATAAGATGAAGAAAACATATTTAGATAAATACCCATATTCTCTAGAGCGCATGCCGCACAAGGACTCAGATCGAGTTGATGTCGTTCTACGTGTCGATCCTATTGAGCCTATGCAATCAACAGACATGTTGTTAGACCTAGGTTCAACAAATGATTTTGCATCAGTTGAAGGTATGCCGTTTAAGGTTACTCACTACGAAACGTTGGCTTCCGAATTACAAGACGGAATGCTCTGCGTAGTTCTTGTTGGCTACCAGTTATAAAAATTTTACATACCACTATATAGAAAGGAAAATCTTGGATTACTTGGTGTACTATGGGAGCACACTTTAATATCGAGGCGTCGGTTCGATTCCGACAGGAAACAAGAAAACACCTTTCACATTTTTTTTTAAAGGAGAAGCATATGACAAAAACGGATTATCATGATATCCGTGCTACTAATGTAGCAATGGTTGAGACAGAGACCGAAGAGACGGTTACTAAGGAAACTACAGAGCGAGTGCCAAAGAAAGCGGTAACTACGGCTACGGCTGCTGAGGAAAAGAAACCTGGTCTTATGACAAGACTTGTTCGAGGTATCCTTGGCCCTAATGGTATTCGTGCTATTGGCTCATATTTGGGTCGAGAGGTCATTATGCCTGCTATTAAAGACACCTTAGTTAACACGATTAATACTGGTGTAAACATGGCGGCATATGGTGAAGACCGGTCTCGATATAACGGATATGGTGGAGGATGGTCAAATCCATCACGTTATTACAACAACAATGTGCGTCAGACATACACCAACTATTCTAGCGCATATCACCCACAGCAACAAGTCTCTAATTCAGTTCAATCAATCAACTCACCTGGACGGATTAAGATTTGGGAAATTGACCGTTATCAAGATGCTAAGGAAGTTCTTGATCTCTTGCGTGGAGATATTATGCGTAGCGGACGTGCCTTGTTAGCTGACTACTACGATTATATCAATCGTCCAAGCGCTGACTATACAGATAATGCTTACGGTTGGCGTAATCTAGATAATGTTTCTATTATCCCGTCTGGTGGTAAATATATTCTTGGATTACCACCTGTTGAAGTTGTTTAATAAGAAAAGGAGAACCTCATGAACAAAAAAGCTGTTTTTACTACCCTTAAAATTGTTGCATTCGGTGTCGTACCATATTTGGTAGATACTGCTAAGAAAGCTATTGAAAAAGGACTGGAGTCTGCTGACAAAGTTACTACTAAGGAGTAAATATGTGTCTTTTAATTCTGGCGATATTACTATTCCTGCTTATTTGTTTTACATCAGTGATAGTATACATCGCAGTCAATTTAGCAATCCCATTGATTATTTTACTAATCGTCGCATGGGTGCTCATTATTTTTTGTAACTAAAGGAGAAAATTATAATGTCTAAATGGAGTTTAGAAATCTTTAAAGAAAACATGGAAACGCTTGCTTTTAACTATAAGAAAAAAGAACCACTTATTATGACCGCAGTGGGTATCGTCGGTTTTGCCGCAACTGCCGTATTGGCATATCGTGCGAAAGGTAAGATTACTCAAATCGTTGAGGAAATCGAAGCGCGTCGTGAATGTGAAATGGAGGTACCTGTTGGCGAAACAGTCTTCCGTGTAGTTAAAGCGGTATCCCCTACTGTTACCATGGGTCTCTTGTCGACTGGCGCAATCCTACGTTCATATCATGTGTTGACTGGACGTAATGCACTTCTTGCATCTGCATTGGCATCAGCTACTCAAGCCAACCATAAGCTTCGTAAACAAATCCGGGAACAATATCCTGATGACCCTAACGCACAATTCATCGGTCAACGTGAAGAAGTTCTAGCTGGTCCAGAAGAAGAAGGTAAGAAGAAACCTAAGACTGTTTCTGTAATCAAACCGAACGAAGTACAATGGATGGAGTATACATATTTCAATAAATCTACAGAATTCGCTAAAGATGATTTGAACTATAACCAAATGTATATTACCTCTATTGCTAACGCCCTTCTTCAGAAAATTCAACGTACAGGATATCTTACTCTTACAGCAGTATATGATGCGCTTAAGATCCCATTGGAAAAACACCAACGACGTGCTGGAGCTGAGCTTGGTTGGACAGACAATGACTACTTCGACCTTGACGTACATATCGTAATGGTGAAAGACGAAAACGGATATCCATATCCAGTACCTGTAATCGAATTCACACCAGTACGTGATATCACATCTTCTGCTGATTTCGCGTCTGATATTTCAGATTACTTAATTTAATAGAACATATTTGGAGGTATACTATGAATAAAATCGCAAAAGCTGGTCTTTACACATTCCTAACCGTTAACGCTACATATACAGTTTATAAATTGTATAAGAATTTTAAAGACTACAAAAACAAAGAAGGTATCTACGCTCCTGAAGAAGTTGTGGAGGCTGTTACTGATGAAGCGACAGGTAAAATCGAAGCTGTTGAAAAAGCTGTAGAACCTGCCATTAAGAAAGTTAACACAAAGAAAGTCAAAACATATATTGGCTTTGGTCTTCTTGCTGCCGCTGTAATTGGTGGATATTGTTATGGGTATCGTACAGCTTGGGTTAAACGTAGCGGGTATGCCCATGAAGCTGAAGAGCTTCTCTATGGCCGTGTTGATATTCTTAACGAGCGTATTGATCTTCTTGAACAAGAAGCTATCAACCGTGAAATCAAACTTGGCGTAGAGCGTGAAACAATTGTATCAAATGCGATTAACATGCTCCTTCCTGACAAGTTAGAGACTCGCTGGGTGTCCTTTGATAAAGAGGGGTTTGTTCATTCCAACTTCACACCTAATCCTGAACTCGATGGTGAAGAAGTCAACAAAGAAGTGAAAGATATCTGGGAGAAACTCTACGAGAAAGTTGTAGTAGCTCCTCTTGACCCTGCAACCAATGAAGAGTTTGCGGCATAGAGTCATATTTGGATGTAGAGAGTAAAGGACTAGGCCGGTCTGAGTACCGGTCTTCCACTATATCCAAGGAGGTTATTACAATGGAAATGAAGTTCAATCAATTAGATTCAACAACAGGTTTTTCGATTGTTTATGAAAACGATGACGACGTATCTTTGGCAGTATTCGATGACGAAACGAACGAAGCTATGTATGTTAATTTACCTATCGAAGACCTTGCCCTGATTGCTGAATGTATCAATCATATTCTTAAAAAGGATGCGAAAAAATGAAAAAAGAAACTATTATAACCACTGGTCTTGTTACAGGTGTGGTTGCCGGGTTGGCTTATTTCGCTTACAAATTCGTAAAAGAAACTAAACGTCAACTCAAGGAAATGGAGGAAGCCAATCAAGCTAAGACGCAAGAGCTGATGGATACGATTACTTTACGTGACCAACAACTTGCCTTGGCTGAAGAACATATTGACGCCCTTATTTTCGGAACCCCTGAAGAAGAACCAGATGTAAACGAAGAACTAGAAGAAATGCGTCGTCGTCGTATTAAGTCAAGTATTTATGAAGACGTGATGGCTCCTAGTGAAGAAGAAGATTATCATGCTGGTGCTCAACAAACTGAAGAAGAAGTTGAACATCACAATGTATGGAAAGAAAACGAGTACTTTAACGCAGGCGAAGAAAACATCCCTTATCATGTCGTTGAAGCTGCTAAAAATTTGAAAGGAAATGAGGGACAAAGTATGCGACATGATACTGATCCTGGGAGCATTGAAGCATGGAACCAATACAAATCGGTTCTAATCTCCCAGTTGCACGATGACACACCAGAATTATGCCGTCAAGTATCTGAGCGATACAATCTAGGTGTATTATTTACTAAAGAGAATATTCATGGAATGATGAATCAATTCTCTGAACTATTGGAGGTTAACGATACTAATATTGTTCAACCTTATAATGAGCATGATACAAATATATGGGAAGATGTACGTGAGCGCCGTCGTGCTTTCTTTGGTCCGGATGCGTATTACTCAGAAACATTCCCTGTAACCTTTGGTGAGATCTTATTTGAATTCGGTCAGAAGTTCGAAGAAGATACAGAAATGGGCTGCGCATTAGCAATGGTTGGATATATGCTATATAACTCTGGCCTTCTCGATTGCGAGACCATTGAACAGAAACTCCTTATCATCTCTAAAATCCTTGAACACCGCAATGTTCGTAATGTACCAAATAGTCCTATGTTGAAACTTAGTATGTTTGGACGAGTTGTAGATCGACTTGAACCAAATGATACAGGATTTGACGTGCGGTTATTTACTGAGTACAACGAGTTTATTGGACGGGCATCAGACTTTGAAGAATATTTCAAAGAAATGAACGGAATTGATGATGAGGAGTAGTTATGCATGAAGAGTTATTACTAGTTAAATATTCTTTTGACGGTAAGACCTTTATTGCTGACTATATTCCTATGAATGATTATGCGGCGTTTAAACAATCCTTTATGGACAATAGTGTTTTCTATATTAAGAAACAAAAACCACAAGGAGAATCGCCGTTTATCGACGATTGCTGTAACGAGAAATATATTGATATGAGTAAAGTTGTCGCGATAGGATTTTAGAGGAGTGAGACATGACAGATAACAAGCCAGATTTCTTCAATATTACAGTTGAGGAATTAACTGGGCCTAATCGGAAAGCCGATGCTGTCGTTTCTGCAGACTTTACCTATTTAGATAACCAAGGTGCGGATGTACAAGATATTGTTGTAAAAGGTGGAGCGTTCTACGCAATGTGGGACGGTGAGAAATGGTCGATGGAAAAGAACGATGTTGTTCGTGCTGTTGACCATTATATTAGATTGAAATACATGGAGCTTAAGGCTCAGGGATATGAACGCGTATCTCTTAAGTTTATGCAAAACGCAGGCTCTGGACTTATGCGTAACTTCGGTAAGTATTGTGAAGATGCACCGGAATCATTGCAAGTATTCAACTCTAAAATCCTTTTCAGTAACTACCGAGTTGCTAGGGAGGATTATTCAACATTCCAACTGCCTTATACGCCTACACATCAACCTACACCCGCATTCGATGAACTCTCATCTGTATTATATGCGCCAGACCAATTAGATAAAATTCTATGGTGTTTAGGTGCCTTATTTACAGGTGAGATTATTAACATCGATAAGTTTTTATTTCTATACGGCCCTGCAGGAACCGGTAAAGGTACCATTATCAGAATTATTGAGATGTTACTAGGGCAGTATATTGGAGGTATTGATCTAAAACAATTGACTAGTGGTTCGGAGTATGCAACAGGAACTCTACAAGAGCTACCGTTGTTGATTGACTCGGATACTGATTTGAGTCGTATTAAGAATGATACTCCACTGTTGAAAGTAACATCACACGAAGAAGTGTTTGTGCGTAAACTTTATCAACGCCCATATCCTGTAACCTTTAAAGGTCTTATTATCACTGCGTCAAACCAACGTGCACAATTCCGTGACTCAGACTCAGGGATTGTACGGCGGTTACTGAAGGCTGTTCCTACTGGGCATCTAATTGCTGGCCCTCGTTATAAGGAACTTATGAACGGTATTCAATATGAACTAGCAGGTATTGCGCAAAAGGCGATTGACACATTCACTCGTCTAGGTGCATTCTTCTACGCTAACGATGTCGATATTGAGATGCTTGAGTATGGTGACTCCATATTTGAGTTCGTTCGTGAAAACGTCCTAATGATGCAGAATGACCCAACCCTTAATGAAGTTGAGCTACTTTATAAAGGTATGCTTGAAGACCGTGGATGGGAGACTAATGGTTATAAGAATAGGCTGCGATTAGGTTTACAGCGTTTCTTCGAGACATATACTAAAGATACTAAGGACGCGGACGGTAATCGTAAACGTGACTGGTATCGAGGATTTAAATATGAAGAAGCCTTCCCTGAGACTAAAATGAAACAGGTAGGAGGCGAGTCCAAACCTAAGATTGAATTAACTATGGGTCGAACTACATCTAGGTTTGATATGGAGGGACGTGACTGGCCTGCACAATACACCAATGATGCAGGTAACCCATTGAAGAAATGGGATAATGTCACAACTACTCTTAAAGACATCGACCCAACTAAACTACACTTTGTCCGTGTTCCAACCGAACATATTGTTATTGACTTCGATTGTAAGAATGAGAAGGGTGAAAAAGACCTTGCTAAGAACTTAGAATTGGCTGCTCAATATCCTCCTACATATACTGAGGTTTCCAAATCAGGTGGCGGTATCCACTTACATTATTGGTATGATGGTGACCCAACTCGCTTGGCCAATCGCATATCTGATGATGTTGAAATCAAGGTATATAATGGTGGGGCATCGTTACGACGGAAACTTATTTCTGCAAACGATCTCCCTGTAGCTCATATTTCAAGTGGGCTACCTTTGAAGGAGGATAAGAAAACAATGTATAAGGACGTAGAACATATTATTTGGACAGAGCAGAAACTCAAGAACTTCATTGAGGCTTGTATGCGTAAAGAACACCACGGGGCGACGGCTCCAGAGGTTAGCTTTATTAAAGACAAGCTTGACGAAGCATATGAGTCAGGTGTAACGTACGACCTACGACATATGCAGAATGATGTTCTTAAATTCGCACTTAGCTCAACCAACCAAGCACCTCAGTGTATGAAGATGGTTGCTCAGATGAAGTTTGCGAATATTCCAGAAAACGAGACTGAATCGGTTTCAGAATCGCTTATTCTACCAGATGAGGAAATCACATTCTTCGACTCTGAAGTCTTCTCTAATCTATATATGATTGGTTGGAAGAAATACGGTCTTGAGGTACCAGAGGCTGTCTACCGAGGGTTGGAAGACTGTATGAGCCTCAGTGATATCGAACGCGTCCTCGTTAACGAATGGTGGAGTCAAAACAAAGACAAGATTGGTATTGAAATCAATCCTACACCACAACGTACACGAGAGTTGTTCGACAATCATAACATGATGGGGTTCAATAACCTTGGATATGATAACCATATTGCTTATGGTCGTATGCAGGGTGATGATGAGATGGCGTGTTATAGACGTTCACAAGGCATCATCGAGAAAGGTGATAAACGAGCTAAGATCTGGGCTGCTAATGAAATCTCTTATGGAGATATTTACGAGTTCCTAGATACTAAGATGTCATTGAAGAAATGGCAGATTAAGCTAGGTCTTCGACATGATGAGTTCGAATACGATTGGACTAAGCCACTTCCTGAGCATGCATGGGGTCGTTGTGCGGCATATATGCTTAATGACGTAACCTCAGAGGAAGCGCTATTCAAATCTAAAGACGGACAAGACGCTTGGAACGCTCGTAAGATCTTGGCTGAAATCAACGGTCTATCACCTAACGTTAAGACTCAGACACAAGCTGAGAAATTCTTATTTGGTGATGACCCAAATCCGCAAGAGAAATTCAACTGGTATGACCTTGCTGAGGAATTCCCTGGATACACCTTCGATAAGTTCAAACGTAAATCTGAATTTATGGGAGAAGATCCATCTGAAGGGGGCTATGTATATGCCGAACCTGGTGTGTATGAAAATGTTATCGTATTGGATATCGCCTCCATGCACCCACATAGCCTTATTGCTATGAACTACTTTGGCCCATATACTCCTAAGTTTGCGGCCTTGGTTAAATGTCGTATGGCAATCAAGTACGGTAATATTGAAGAAGCTTCTCATGCGTTTGATGAGGTAGACCCTGAATTAGCAGACAAACTTCGTCCATATTTGGAAGGTGGTTCTGTTAAAGGTCTTGCCCATGCGCTTAAGATTATTATCAATATTGTGTATGGTATGACTTCAGCTCCTTGGCCTAACAAATTCAAAGACCCTCGTAACATCGATAACTGTATCGCAAAACGCGGTGCTTTATTTATGTTGATGCTTAAGCACGAGGTTCAAGCTAAGGGTTACCAAGTTGCTCATATTAAGACCGACTCTATCAAGATTGTTAATGGTGATGAAGCTATTATCGACTACTGTATGAAGCGGGCTAATGACTTCGGTTACACTTTCGAACACGAACACACATATTCTCGTATGGCCTTGCTCAACCGTGCTACCGTTATTGCTGAAATCGGTTGGCCGGAAGATGAGAAAGGTAAATGGGCAGCTATTGGTGCTCAATTCGGTAAGAAGACAAACCCATTTGTTTACAAGACGCTCCTTAGCCAACAAGAGGTTACTGAACAAGACTTCTTCACAACTAAGGAAGTTAAGACTGCTATTTATCTCGATGACCAATACATCGGTAAGAATGCGCAAATCTACGCTTCTGTAACAGGCCGTGAAATCTCTCGTACTCAACCAAGTAATGTTGCACAAATGATTCAATCGCGATGGATCAAACCAACATATTTACTTAAACGTGAGTCTGAAGGGTTATCGCCTACACAATTAGAAGAAGCTAAGAAACGCAAGATTGCTGCTGAACTTGGTCTTGAATATCATGATGTCGATTATATTATTTCAAACGGCTTCCTTGATACCATTGTCGACAAACGTGTGTCTGTAACAGGAACCACGGGGTATAAATGGGAACTGGCAAGTAACTATAAAGGCTTCGATGATATTGACATGACATATTACCACCAACTCGTGCATGACGCTGTAGAGGACGTGTTCGCAGTTGGAGACGGTAACATTATTTTCAAAGGAACTAAATACGAGAGAGGGTAATTATGTTTAGCAAACTTAAGAAACTGTTCTCTAAAAAGAAGAACAAACTTGAGGGATTTGAAAAGGTCATCTCAGGTTTTATTGCTACATTGAAGGGGTCTGATGATCTGGGTGACGCTGTTCCAATCCAGATCTTCGTTATCCCTATATCAGAGGAAGAAACGATTTATAAGATCATTAAGACTGGTGAGTATAGCACCTTATTCTTATTTGATCAGAATCGTATTCAATTCAAACCGCCAAAAGATGCGTCTTTACTATTGACACCATTTTACTCAGTTGATGAGCTTAATGAATCGCTAAAGATGATGCGAGATCAAGGTATGCGTAATATTATTGGCTGGCCGATACCTATAGACTATTAAAGAGGTGCGGTTATGTTATATATAATAGATTCTAATGTGGTAGGATCATCAAAACAATTAAAACGCATATTAAAAACCTTAGATTCGTATAACGCTGAGTATACTTTAATATCAACTTATAAATTCTCAGGTATTTGGGCTGAACATTATAGTGACAAGCTTGATAAAGACATAGTCCGAGGGATTCTTAAATTCTATGACTACGACCTTAGTAAAATAGCTAAGTCACCAGGCTCATCAACAGTTAGGACTATGTCTAAAAGATACCCACAAGCAGTACGAGATTACAAGTCAGTAACTTTTCAAGATAAAAAACTAAGCGAGATTGTTGACTGGTTCTCTGAACATCCGTATTTCTTAAATGTAGGTATATTGTATGACTCAACACACGGTACTTGCATCGCAAATTTAAGAGATGACGAATTCCGCACCTTCTTACCTAAGAGTAAGAAAAACAGTATCAGACGAGCTGCTTTATGTCTAGCATTCGACCATCTAGGTATTTCTGAAGATGAGACTAGCAACTTCGATCCAAAAAGAAATACTTCTATACGTCGTAAAGGCGAGTCTAAGTGGGAGTAAAATATTTACATACCACTATATAGAAAGAAAAAGGAGGATTCAGAAATGAATACAAATAAACTGTTGAATAGTGTAGCTGCAGGTGCAATAGCACTCTACTTGGTGGTTGTCGCAACCGACACGTACGAGGGGTCTATCCTGCAAGATAAAATTCATAGTGGAACTGAAAAGCTGAAGAAAGCTTTTTCTAGTAAAGACTAGGAGTTGAGTATTTACTCAGCTCTTTTCTTTTTTTTTTGTTTCTTTTATGTGAAGGAGGTAGTAATATATGAAGCATAAAAAAGAGATAGAAAACGTAATGGAAAGAAGGAACAAAATGAAACGTGGTAAGAATAACAAAGCTCACCTTGGCGCTAATCTACTTCGACAAGTTAGAGAAGCGGAAGATATTATGATAGCTCGTCTTGGCGAACCTGTAAGAGCCTCCGGTAAAACATTATTTGTAGCTGATAATCTCTATGTCTTAAAGGTTGCTAAGAAGTATATCTATACGACTAAGGTAAAGAAACTAGACCCGGATCTTATTTATGCTTTTGGTAGTGTTATTACTCTTATGATTAGCGGATACTATCAAGGTCAAAACGTCTACCATGAAGAAGAGGAGAAGCTAAATGGATCCGATTGAATTGATGATGCAAAAGTACGGCGATAAGCTCGAATTAACCTATAAGGCTCTTCGCGACCAGTATTTTACTTATAACATACTAACAACAATCATAATAATCTCGGTGATTGGTTTCTTTGTTAGTCTAATTCTTTTTACTATAGTCAATGTTAATGATAATAATTTCGATAGTGATTATTTTAATAAGTCGTGGGGTAGTTATGACAACTTTAAATGGGAACGTACACTAGTATGTCTTAACTTTATAGTACCGATCCTTTTTGTAATTTTAGGTATTACCGCATTTGTATTGATAGGTATATTGGCACCAGACTACGGTTTTATTAGATCAATTATGGGAGGTTGAAAATGACAAAACTAACACCACAGAAAATGCATGATGCCCACAAGGAGCTGCAAGAAATCTTTGTTAAGAAGAATACCGACTATGGTAACTCCTTCGAAGAGTCACTTGAAAAGCACGGTCTAATTGCTGCTATCGTTCGTATGGAAGATAAGATGTCTCGTTTGCAGACCTTATCTAAACAAGATGCTCTGGTGAAAGATGAGTCTATCATTGATACTCTCAAAGACCTTTCTAACTACGCCCTTATGTCTGCTGTATGGTTGGAGCTATCTGATGCTAAGCCTGTAAAGACTCCAGTTGACTACACCCCGACTATTTTAACAGAGGAACGTCAATTCCAAAGTCCAGAGTTTATTGAATTTATTAGCGCTTTGGATAAGCTATACAAGGAAACTGTATTCTCACATAATCACTGGTTGGTTAATACACAGGTTTCAAATTTCCAAGACGACACCGTGGATATCGCTGTTACTGATACTAATAAAGCTTATGACTATGTGAAGGACTTCTTCAAAGACAAGGATAAGACTTTCGTATTTGAACGCCTTCCTCATAAAGATCGTAACGCTATTGTTAAGACTATTCGTATAAGCGTCATTGACCGGATTGAACCTATTCCACTACCAAAACCTAAACTAGCTCCTAAGATATTCAAGTCAGATGTTACCCATCCCTACACAGCTACATTTGGAGTTGATGATCATGGGCGGCCGATCGTGGTGAAGAACCATGGACATGATGACGTTTAATCCAGATAATGGACTGGATATTCTACGGACGATTAAGTCTCCGAAAAAGATGGGGCGTCCTAAGAAGTTTATAGACGATGAAGAAATTCTAATCTACAAACAAGCAGGTTGGTCTAATCGGACAATCGCCGTTAGTATGGGTGTATCTAAGGATACCATCAACCGCAGAGTTAAAGGGCTGATTAAGGAAGGCATTATCAACCCTGATAGTTACGACTATAATTTCAATAATCCTAGTGCTGCAGAACAACCTCGGCGTAAAAACAAAGAGCGTTGGGAACGTTGGCACGGCCCTGGAGTCTAATTTTTACATATCTCTCTATAGAAAGAGAGGTATTTTACTATGAGTAAATTTGTATATCAAGGTATGGAACACGAAGAAAGCTATATTAAGAAGCACATGCTATATTCGGCTAATGTTAATCGTTTGTATATGACTCGGATTCTAAAAGAATATTTTGGAAACCGTTTCTCATCAAATGCGCAACGTAAGCTGGAATTAATTGAGCATCTTATGTGGTCTTTCAGAAATGAACCAGACCAAGAAACTATTGATGATATAGTAACTTATACTGTAGAATTCAAACAAGAGGTCGAATGGACGTCTCTTGATGAAGAAGCAATTCGCTACTTAGGCATTAAGGCCTTTACGGAACTCGACGAAGAGGACCGTGATAGACTTAATACTCTATGGCGCGACTTGGCAATCTAGTCAAGGGAGGATACATTCCTCCTCTTTTTTTTTTAAAGGAGAATGAAATGAAACTATTCGTAACTGATAACGAACTTGATGTAGGAGCGTTCGGTCTTAAGTCGATGTTCGGTCGAGCAGGTATTAAAGAGATGATGTCACACGATGGTGCTGTAACAAAAGGTATTATCAAGACGTTATGCACCATGGAGAACAAAATTGTCCCTAAATCAAAAGTACCTCATATCGACCTCATCGATAACCTATGCGTTAAAATCCTAGGTACAGACCTCTATTATATCTATGCTGCGCACCCTACGATTGAGAACCTTATTCACACCAAACACACGGGCGCTACTCTACATGGTCGTATGATGGAGACAACATCTGCCGTTATGCAGGTATATCGTCAGTCCAATGGTATTTGTTGGTATATCTCAGACAAACCATTCGAGTCAAATATCCTCTCTCCTATCACAATCTACAACCAAGGTAGCGGATACTTTGAATTCTACGGTAAAGATGCACCGATTGGTTCAGACTACTATATTAAAGAATTCGAGGATTGGTGATATGGGTATTTTGTATAAGGAGTTAAAAGAGCCCTACTACACAATGACCTATATTCACAATGAAAATGGGACTATTCGTGGTATGACACTCTGGTTTAGTAACGTTACTGATCCTAAAGCCTTCAAACGGCAATTCCAAGACTATCGTTTCTGGAAAGCTAAGATAGGCGGCTTCTGGTATAAGCTAAAGTATGAGGATTTCAAACACAAATCTAATAATATGGTAGCTGTCCAGTTTGAAAACATATGGGAGTAAAATATTTACATATTACTATATAGAATAAATAATAAAGGAGAATTCCAAAATGGAATTTGAAGGAAAACAATATACTAGTGAAGGGTGGTTTTCAGGACTACCTGGTGATGAAACGAAATATACATTGTTGTTCGATGAGAACTACGATTGCTTTATCTCACCTATGGAGATAGAAGAAGCTGAATACGTTTGGAAAGAAAGCCAAGCGCAACAAGCTGAAGAAATCAAAAAAGGTGGTAATAAAGCGATTATGCTAGTTGGACTCGCTACAGCAACTTATGTTGCATATCGCACCGGGGCTCTGAAGAAAGCCGGAAACTGGTTAAAAAATAAGTTCAAGAAACAAGAGGAAGAAGCTGTAATTATTGATCATAAATAGGAGTTTGGGTTTTTACCCAGCTCTTATTTTTTTTTTTTTTTTTGGAGGTATACAAATGGGAACAAGTGCTATTGAAATTCCGATTGAACGTGTTGATGTGTGCTTTAGATCTTCAGACAGAGTAATGGCAAGACTTGTACCTGAAATTATCGGGCCTTATACTGAAACAACTACGTATGCTGATAACAAACCATATCTATCATTTTCAATGTTTAGTATCTTATTTAAGAAACAACAACGTAGTGGACGGTTTATGACTTTACATGACTGGTCACCGATTATGGAAGCCGTTAAAAAAGGTACCGTTACATTTACTTTAGTAACACCACCTACCATTAGTGATATCGTTTTGGAGCCTTTAGACATGGTGTATAATCCAAATATTGACATGTTTGAGTTTGGTGGAGCTATTAAAAAGGAGGTAAAATAATATGATGAAACAAGTACGTAATTCTGAAGGACGGGTGTTTAAACAAGCTTATGGTTCTCGAGAACATGCTCGGCTACTATGGAAGTCTATTGAAGTCCATATGTTCAAGCGCGGTGCTATCTCTGCAGATGATAGTTTTGCTGACTATGACCGGTCTACTCGTAAAGACCATATCGAAGCTCATAAGTATTATGAAAAACGAGCTCGTGAAGAGATTAATCGTATTCGTAAACGTAAAGGGTTACTTACAATCCCTCTTCGTTCGACAGATTGGTATCATGAGGACCTCGTACTAGACGGACTGGAGGATGAGAAATATGCGCAAGTTATCTAACAATATTTATGCTTTCTTTATTATTGCTGTGACTAGTGCGATAGTTGCACCTATTGTTATCGGGTTATGTATTATAGCTGAGAAGTACGAGTCTGTTACTGTATTCGCCGGTATAATCGCAGGTTTTGTGTGTTACGGTTATATCAAGGTCTTATTAGATATCCTAAGGGAAGTCTTTCGGGATGATAAAGAAGACGAACCAGAAGAACCTAAGCCTATATACTACCACAACTTCAAAGATCCAGGACAAGCCTGTGTATGGACTCCGTGGGATAAAGATAAACTCTATGATAAGTTTAAAGAATCAAACGATGCCTATATCCGAAATCTAGAAAGCCGTTTTATCAAAGTCTTAGAATGGACAGGTATTGACCAAGTCCATACTGACATGCGACACAAGCTAGCTCTCTTATTCTCTCACCTCAACTCTGCAGTTGATGAGAAGCATGGTATTACAGATGTTGATTTCTTCAAGGGTTGGACACTTGGTAGGGTCGCAGTGCTTATCAGCATTCCTATTAAGAATGACCCAGAACGCCAATATATGTATGCCTACAACTTTGACTATGAGGCTTTTGTTATCTCTGAAGATGGTGACGATACGCGCTTTGTCATAGTAGTAGACGAAGACGGTAGCTTATCTTGTACTGCCGGTCTTAAAGAAGAACTAATTAATATGTATGATTTACGGAGGAACTTAAATTGGTAAAACTACCACCACTTAACAAACCAAAAATTACGAAAGTGAGTCAGCGTGTCAAAGATATTCTCGAACCAGCTTTCGATGTCTTAATGTTGGATCCTGCTAACGAACAGGAATATATTGCTGACGTTCAGAAGATCTTGGCATCTATTGTCTCTGGAGTACACTACCGCTTTGATGAGACTGACCTCTGGGAACTATTTGAAATGGACTGCGTGTTTATTGGAACTCGTATGTCTTGGCGTACACAAATGCCTAAGAACATCGTTACACTTAAACGTATCGTAGACGGTAATGAGAACAAGCCAATCATTGACGTCTTTATTCATGATGACGACGAAGCTTTCAAATTCGATGTGCGCGTGATCAAGCCTATTAAAAACCAAGGCCAAAACAAATGGTACTAAGGAGATCTTAAATGAAGAAACCAAGTAATGTTAAAAGAGAGGATAAACATGTTACGTTTATTGTAACTATGGTTACGCTGTCCGTAATCTTCGCACCTATGATCTATATCATGTGGTATCTTATTGTGTCTGCGCCTGACTTTATCCCAATTATTAAAGGCGGGATTATGTTATTCATTATAGCTATCTATATCGCATGTGTTGTTAAACTATGGATTGCTTGTTATAAAGGTTATATTGTCGTAGATGATGACACTGACAGGGGGTATAAGTAAATGGACGTTAATAAAGTATTCGAAAAAGTTTTTGAAAATCTAAAAACTGTTGTAGAAATCTCTACCCTACGTAAAGAATTAGTAAAACGTGTAACTAGCGAGTTGGGTCAACCTGAGATCAAATGGGCAACTAAGTTTGCGAATGCCACGCTTAAAGATCAGACTTATAGTAAAAAGGACGTAGAAGAGGGTGGCGCAATCTGTGACTTATTCACAAAGACATATATATGTGGCATGAAGACTTTTGACAAACCTACCGAACCATACGAATTATGGAAAGTTGGTGAGTTGTTCTTCGTTCGTAAAGATAATGAAGATGATATACAGAAAATTTTAGACATCATCCTTAGTGATAGAACAACACCGTCGAGCATGTATATTGTAACAGTATCTGAGGGTGAACTTGTTGCAGAGAAAGTTAACACTCTTAAATTTATCCGCAACCATGGTGAACTTGATAGACCGATTCCAACTATTGTTAATAAGAAGGAAGAAGAACCAACTACCACTAAAGAAGATGAAGCGGTTCCTAATAAGATCTTAACCCTTTCTACTTTACAAAATCATATGCGCGCTATGTTGGGTAACGTTCAGCCTGATAAATTGGAAGAAGTTATTACAGGTAGTAGAATTGCACGGGCTATCTTCTGTAACATGTATCCTGTAAAATACGAACTCTTTACTCGATATACAGTAACCTTCTTATCCATGGAGCCTGAAGATTTCTCAGATGATATGAACCGGTTAGCAACCCAACTTACTATCATCTTCTCTTTCATTAATATTAATCTTAACGCCCAGTTACTAGCCTATGCTATCTATCACCACCATGATAACGCTGAGCTTGATATTCATAATGTTGTGTATAATATTATTGAAACTGCAGATATGTTGAGAAAGGATGGGTCTATCTAATGAAACTACTCTGTACCCATAGCTACTATGCTAGACACTATAAAGAGCTCTTAGAGTTTGTTAAGAATCCTGAACAGGATATTGTCTTTATATCCGATAAGACTTCTTTAAAACCACCGAGCTTCGAATATTTTGTAATCGACAATGATGCCGGTTGCCAAATCTCTAGCTTCCATGCCAATATGGGCTACCTACTTTATAGAAAACACCCATCAGATCGCTACTGAAGTTGAGAACGGTGTAAATATTGAGGTTGAACGATCTTATCTCAGTATCCCAAGGTTTGTATTTAAAAAAGAGGAGGACAAATAATATGTCTATCGATAAAACCACTCTAAAACGTATCCGTCTTGAAATCCAACACGCTCTTTGTAACCATCCTGATGATAACAATAACTACGCATCTATGGCTAAAGCTTGCGTGGAACTAGGTATCATTGAAAAAGAAGAAGACTTTGACCTAGAGACCTTTACACATGTAGCACTCTTATTCGAGAAAATCTGGGAGAAAGTCGGGGATGGTCGTTACAAAACACCTCTCGAACTATTTGAGGCGTGGGGTAAAGATGAGGTTTCTATTCATCGCCTTGGTGATGAGATTAAAGATTTCTCCGAACCTGCGATCTTCTACAGTAAGCTAATGATCGCACTCTCCGATAATGAACCGACTACAAACTTCTTATTTGTCGGTAAAGACTTTGCTAAATTATATGTTGATCAAGACCCTATGGATATCAACAAATTGCAGCGAGAAGCCTTTGAACTTATGCAGGAATACGCTTATCAAAAAGAAATCAACAAGTATTTTATGGAGTTAGGAAATCAGATCTTCAGTCGAAAAGGTCGTCAAAATGGTAAGACTGAGAGACACCGTAAGGTTATTAAAATGTTTCACCCTGATACTGGTGAATACTTAGGCCCGCTTATTCATCCTATGACTCATGAAGAAGCTCATGGTAAAGAACCAGCAGAAGACAAACCTAAAATTAAATTCGATAAAGAAGCTTGGGACAAACTTAAGTACGAGCATGATACTGATGGTGACCATGTTAAAATCACCGAGGCTGCTTTATTTAACCCTATTAAAGGCGAGCTCGAAATCAAGGTAGATAAGGAAGATGCCGACTTAATCGCTAAGATGTTTGGTAGTGTCTTGACTGATGAAGGAATTAAAGAAAAGACTCGCGCTTCTAAAAACGCTGCTGAGATATTCTGCCATGCGACTAATGGTACATATGAACAGTTTAACCAATATGCCGCGGAGTTTGATGGGAAGTATCCACCACGTGTTGGAGAACCAGCTATCCGAACTCTTAAGCATATCGCTAAATTATCCGATATCAGTATAAACGCACCTTTACTCGTCTATGCGGTGTATGAAAAGATGTATAAGAATAACAAACACCCTTATACTTATGGCGATATTGTTTATGATATCGTAGACTCTATGGTAGATCTAAAGGAAGAAGGTATGATCCAATGAGAATTATAAGTAGTAACAACCTTGTTAAAAGTATTCGCTCTATTGAACTTATGATGAAAGATTACGATCGTTGTAATCTCAATGCATTTACTTGGCTGAAACCTATCGCTAAACTACTTGGCTTTAATTTCCAAAATGATGGTGAGTTCTGGCGATCTATCCCTTATATCTTTACCGATCTATATCGTGCCATCCCTCTACGTTACCGTATCGAATCTTCTGCTGCTTTGTTCAAACTCTGGCTCGAAGACCAAGTCCTGGTTGTCAAGTATGACGACTATCAAGAATACTTCGACGTAACAGAAGACAAGTTGAAAGAATGGGAAGCTCAATATAAACGACGTTATGTTACAGAAATCTGGTCGCCTCAATTTATTTTTGTAGTTACCGAGAGTGAAGTTAAGGTATTTGGCCAGTTGGATTACGATAACGATACCGTAGATGGATATTGGTATAGGAAAGTAATTGAGTTGTTCGAAGAATATGACGATGGTGTAGTTACTAGTGGTAGAGAAGATATACATCTACAATTAAGTAAGATCATGGAGTACTACGCTTATTATAAACCTCATAATACTAGTTTTAAAAAATTCTCACACAAGGCGATATCATATCTAGAACCTTATATTAAAGAATTCTTACCAAAAAACGCTAGCAAAGATCGTAAATTCGCTGAGTTATTCAACCTAGCTTTTGAAGCTTACGCTCCTGTAGGAGGTCGTCATATCTCATCACCATATGATATCTTATTATTATGGGATCGTTATAAAGTTATCTTCACATTCGCTGATGAAAAGGGTTATATCAGTGAACAAGAATACCAGCGTATCCTGGATACAAAATGGGATCATAATGAAATGATCTTCTTCATTTGTAAAGATGGTAGTGTGCGTTATCAGAAGACTCGTAACGGATTGAAGGGGATGGTTCAAAAAGGACTGCCACCTGAACTAGATAAGAAGTTCCATATTACAGAAGAGGTACTCATCCCAAACAATGATGCCACTGAACTAATTAACGCTAAGTTTAACAGTAAGGTCTTGCTTATGGATCTACTCAATATGAAGTATGATAGAGATTTCTTAGCCTACCTAGAAGGTCTTAAAACAAGAAACCCTAACACCTCATATTTCAGAGCTCAGCAAGTTGCCTCGTTAATTGAATTGACTGATGCTACTGGTGATATGGTTGGTATCAAGTTTGATAGAGAAAGATTATACTACGTCTACCTTGAATTGCTTGAACGTAACCATAAATTCTATGCATCGGATATTGCAACTAAGATTAATACTCTATTCAAGGCCGGTCTTTTCAGAATAGGCTAATATTTTTACTATAATACATATGTAACTTATTACAAAGCTCTTAATAGAGGAGAGAGCTGGAGAGTTTTCTACTTATATATTATAGGTAATAAAATTCTACAAATCTCCTCGAAAGTTTTTCATTTTATTTTGCTATAAAAGGAGGATACAAAAATGGCAAATGCACAAGATATCACTTTAGAAAACGTTCGGATTATGTTCCCTAACTTCGGCGGACGTGTTACAGACCATAACAAGCTTGGCTCTCGTGAGTTTAGTGTTAAACTTGATCCTGCAGTGGGAGGCGAACTAGTTTCACAAGGTTTGAATGTTAAATTCCCGCCTGAAGATAAACCTAACGATAAGGTATTCTTGCCTGTTACTCTATCTAACGGCCCAACTGTTCAACCATGGATTAAAGTCGTTCTTGTAAATGATGGTGTTGGTACTATCTTAAACGTGAATGATCCTGAACAGCTTGCTATGTTGGATACTATCACCCCTGGAGCTCGTGCTAACCTTATTCTTAGTCCATATCACTGGACAGTTGGTACTAACTCAGGTATCAAGGCTTATGTTAAGAAGCTATACATCTACTTAGACGATGTTGATCCTGAACTTGCTCCACAGCTCGCTTCATTCGAACGTGATATTCGTTATCTATAATGTCTATCCCGAACACCTTGGGTATAATCTCACTTAAACCTAAGCAACGGGAAGCATGTGAAAAGTTAAAGTCTGGCTCTATATTAATGGGAGGTGTTGGCTCAGGTAAGACATATACGTCTATATTCTGGGCCGCCTCCCAATATGGGCCTGATTTTTTTACGGAAGAACGTCCACTCATTGTCATAACTACTGCAATGAAACGGGACTTAATTGAAAAAGGTGCCACCAAACCTGACTGGCAACAATCACTAGAGAACTGCGGTATATATCATTATATAGTAGACTCTTGGCAGAATGTTCACAAATACACTGAAATAAAAGACAGCGTTCTTATTTTTGATGAACAACGAGTTGTCGGTTATGGTAAATGGGGTAAGTCCTTTATCAAGATATGCTGGAACAATAACAAATGGATATTGCTCTCAGCTACACCTGGTGATGTATGGATGGACTATATGACTGTCTTTATCGCCAACAAGTTCTATCGTAATAAGACTGAGTTCACATCTCGTCATGTTGTTTGGGATCCGTATGTGAAATTCCCTAAGGTGAAGAAATACATAGGTACCGCTGTTCTTGAGAAATACAGGAACCAAATTATCGTACCTATGGAAGACACACGCCAGACAGTTCGACATAGAGATTATATCTATGCTGAATTTGACCAGCATGCATTGTTGACTCTGGCCAACACAAGGTGGAACCCTTACACAGACGAGCCTATATTGAACATAGCAGAGTATACCCAGTTAGTTAGACGGATTGTTAACACTGACCCAGATAGGATTAGGATTGCGGAGAAGGAGATACTATCTAAGGATAGGATTATCGTCTTCTATAATTTCAACTATGAGTTGGATATCCTAAAGGAAATCTGCGAACGTAACAACCTTCTATATAAACAATGGAATGGTTGGGCACATGAACCTATACCAGATACCGACAAATGGGTATATCTTGTACAATACACAGCAGGGTCAGAGGGATGGAATTGTGTTACTACCAACGCTATCTTATTCTACTCTGTTAACTATTCATACAAGGCTATGGAACAATCTGAAGGCCGTATTGACCGAACTAACACACCATATAAGGATCTATATTACACCTATATCACTTCTCTTTCTAAGGTGGATAAAGATATTCTTAAGGCGGTTAGGGATAAGAAACGGTTTACAGAAGCTGCTTGGGCTAAGAAACAAGGGTTTGTACCTATAGATATACAAATAGAGAAACTTGAAGAGGAGTGGCTATATGGCGTCGAGATTGGAAGCTGATTTCCAAAAAAGGGTCGTTAAAAGGCTCAGAGAGGCCTATAGAGGGCTTCTGCTGGTCGCTAAGACAGACCCTGGGTCAATACAAGGGATGCCTGATTTAATCGTTCTATGCGGTTCTCAGTACGCTTTACTGGAGGTTAAGCGCTCTCGTACGGCTAAGAAACGTCCGAATCAAGGTTACTACATTGAGAAATTCGGCAAAGATACCTTTACTGCTTTCATTTATCCTGAAAATGAGCATGAGGTTATCTGGTATATGCTTGAATTCTTTGGCCTAGACCCAAATCTATATTTCCAGGTTGGTGGAAAATAGATAACTTTCTACTATTATAAAGGAGTTATATAATGTATATTGTAGAATTGACGGGTAGATATTTTAAGGCACTAGGTGTTGGTTGTCTTATCCATAATGAAACAATGAGAATGCCTTATTTGTTTAATACAGTTGGTGAAGCTGTTGACTATATTAAATCTACCTATAATGTTTCTATATATTTAAAGAAAGTTAGACCTATGAACGGGAATAACGATGTGGTATATGTCTATAGATTCGAAGATAGTGATGATGTATCTAAGGAAATTAACATTATCCCATGTATGTTATATTCTAGGGGGTTAATATAAATGGAATGGATACCGCACTGGAATCTGATTGGGAAACATGCTATATTATCCCCTTCAGGATATTCCTGGTTAGGTTATGATGCCGAGAAGATGGCTAAAACCTACGATAATAAACAAAACGTTGCGCGTGGCACGGCTCTACATGAGTTGGCATCGCAATTAATTAAGTCTAGAACAGAGCTAGCGCCTAAAAAGAAGGCCCTAAACCTGTTTGTAAATGACTGCATATGTGAAGGTATGTCATCTGAAGTACTATTATATTACTCAGATAACTGTTTTGGTACTGCTGACGGTATTAAATGGGATAAAGATGCTAAGGAATTACGTATCTATGACCTTAAAACCGGTGTATCCAAGCCTTCATTCAGCCAATTGGACATCTACGCTGCCCTATTTTGCTTGGAATATGGTGTAAATCCTAAGAAAATTACTATTATTCAACGCCTTTATCAGGGAAATGGTTACTCCGAACAGGTTACAATCAATGATAAAGCCCGTGTTGAAGGTGAAAATGATGGTAATATTAGCTGGATTATGTCCCATATTAAGGAAATGTCCAGCGTTATTGATGCAAAAGAGGCCGAAATCCGACCTTTGAAGTTCTGGTAAGGGCAAAATTGGTAGGATAAATGTGTAAAATTCTACAGTTTTTGAAGAAATTCGCTAATTTGCCCCTGACAAAAGTGGCGCAAAAGTCGCATATTTCCCCAATTTTCCCCAAAAAAAAGTTGGGGATTGAGTAAAAAACTTGGGGATTTTACCCATTTTTGGCCATTTTCCCCAAGTTTGAGGTACTTTTGATCCACCTTTTGATCCACTTTTTGAGGCCTATTTTTGCTATAATTTGATAGTAATTTTAGACCTATTTTTGCATATTTTTGAGAGGTTTTAGATGCATGAAAAAGTGGATCAAAAGGTGGATCAAAAGTCGGATAGGTTTGGGGATTTTGGTCTTTTCCCCAAGTTTTCCCCAAGTTTTTCGTAAAATCCCCAAGTTGAATGTGGGGAAAATCTGAAAGCTTGTCAGGGGCAAATTTGGGAAAAAAGGGTCAAAAAGGGCTATTTTTGGGGTATTTTTCCTAAAATAAATTAGTTTTCCCCAAAATCCCACGGTTTTTTCAGAAAAGTTTTAAATATATTAATTAAGATTATAAGGCTTTATTGTGTTGTATTATGCATATTTATTTAT